TTACGCCTTGATGTCGAGCCCCGCTTCGATCGCGGCGGCGATGAAGGCCTTGCGCGCGTCTTCAGGCTTTTTCCTGCCGGCATCCACGGCGGCGCAGACCAGCAGCGCCTTGTCTAGCGCCTCGCCATCCTCCACCGGCCAGTCCTCGATCAGGGCCCAGGAGGCGGCCTGGGTTGTTTCGATGCTCGTATAATCACCCGGCGTTTCGAAGGCGATCAGGACGGGTTTCTGCCAGCGCGTGTTCATCGCTCATCCATGTTGGTTTCGCGCCCGGCTCTAAACGAAGCAGGCGGGATGCGCAATCCGTTTCGGAGCCGACCGGTGCGGTCAGTCGTCGCGTCCGAACAGCCATTCGCGAAGGATGCGCCGGTCAATGAGTTCCAGCGAGCGGTCCGGCGCGATGCGATAGGTTTCCACCGCCCTTGTGCTGCTGTCTATGCGGAACTCATGAGTGAAGGTGCTGCCAATCGGTGACTTCGTCAGCTTCGTGCGCGGCTGGCCTTTATAGATGATGCTCCCGGGAATGGGCTCCACATAGGGTGCCGGACCTGCGGTCGTGCATCCCGCAAGCGCGAGCGAAAGGGCTATTGCGGCCGATGATGCGAGCGTTTTCATCCTGTCCTCCGAGGTCCATCTGCAAAAACGATATGGAGGCGCGGAGGTTCCCGGAAGCGGCGGATGCGGCAGTATTATTCCTTCCGACTACTTGCGCTTTGGGTTCTGAATGTCGCGCGCGACCCAGCGAAAGAAAAAATAGACGAGGAAGCCAAAGATGAAAAGCGGGATGAGGTTCGCAAAACCGGACATATGATTCTCGTTTCTCCCTCCCGTCACGGGGGTCTATCCGGAGAGGCTGAGACGAGGCAAGGGGTAGCACGCATGGTCGTCGGTCACATGTACGTGTGCCGACCTGCCTGCGGCAGGAGTGGGACGGAGCGAGGGAGGGGGCGGGAGAGATCCGGCGCACTGCCAGCGAAGCCGGATCTCTCCGTCTCCCGCCGGTTTCAGGGTACGGGGGACTGTCTTCACTATGGCGGACAACCGAAAATAGACATAGAGCGAGAAATTACCTCGAATAAATTGCAGCGATCCAGAACTCGCGATGGATGCGACGCGCGAGACTATGCACAGTTCCTCATCTTCACTGTCCGGGACATTAATCCGCCAGGCGCGGGGGACGGCACGCCCCTTCCGGCCGGACCATCATGTCTGGGCAAAAGCGGTGTAACCTGTTGAAACGGCACGTCTGCCGTCATTCTTTCAGCCTGCTGGAGAGGCCGGAAGAGGGAACTTTTCACGCGCTGCGTCATTGAAGCAGTCGGACACATGCCAATAGTGGAGGGTTAAACATGCTCGGCACCATCCTTGTCATCCTGCTCATTCTGTTCCTCATCGGCGCGCTGCCAAGCTGGGGTTATCATAATTACGGTTACGGCCCTTCGGGCGGTCTCGGACTGGTGCTGGTCATCGTGCTGATCCTGGTTCTGATGGGACGGATTTGATCGACCGTTCCTGAAAATGCACGGGTTGCCCGCAGTCGAAAACGCTTCGGCTGCGGGCAATTTTTCGTCCGGAGCAACGGTATGACGCCAAAAGCCATGTCATCTTAGTGACTTAGACAAGGTGGGCGGTTGAACTCCACGTACCCGGCTGAAAAAACACGACATTCGGAACGATCCCTCTTGCGCCCCAAATGGATTCGTTCTAAATGCCCGCCATCGCTCCATTGATGAGCGTGTGAGGCCTCGTGGCGGAGTGGTGACGCAGAGGACTGCAAATCCCGACAAAATGTAATGTTTTCAGTAGGCGTTCTGAATAAGTCGCCCCGCAACGATACATTTTCTGCCGAATACGGCCATTGATTTCATTCACAAATTTTGACTATTCAGAACGGCCAAAACGCTTTTTCGTGGCCTCTAGGACGCGCTTCTCTGTCTCTTTCGCATACCCGCGATAAGCCGAAGCCGTCTTGTGCTTTGACAGCACTCTGCCTTGCCCTTCGGTAAGGCCTTTCTCCTCAAGCTCCGTCATGCCGCCATGCCTGCACATATCCAGGCTGAACTCTGGCGCCGACAGTTTCCCTGCCTCTCTGAGCTTGTCTGCCATCTCCCTGACTTCATGAGCCAAGAACGTGCCATCGCCAAAAAGCTGGCCGTTCTTCTTGCACACGATTGATGTGCCATATCTCGGCGCCTTGCGAAGAACCTCTTCCGCTTGCGAATAGAGCAGGACTGTCGATCCATCTTCGTCGACGAACTCAAGCGGGTGCAGTGCCAACGCATCGTTCTTGCGATGCTTCAGCCGGATCTTATCGGGATGGTCGGACGCTCTGTAGCCGGTCCAAGGCGCAAAGCCTGCCCCGATTGATGACGGGCGCATAAGCCATTCGAAGGCCAGCACGGCGGCTGCAGCCAACTCCCCACGCCCTTTCTCGATTGCACCGTCAGCGAACTCATAGACCGCTTTGCGATCTACATATCCCTTGGTGGCCTTCTGACGTCTCTTGACGGTGACGCCTTCCCACGGGTTCGGTGTGTCCGGTCGGAACAGGTCGGGATGATGCGGCCGCATGCGCTTCCACATAGCCTTGCAATAGGTGACTACTTTCTCTCCCATACGATTGGCCTTTTCCCCAGAGAAATGGAGATAGACTTTCTCGGCGGTGCTCACGGCAACATTTGTAATTTTTGCGTCTCCGAACCTGGATTTATCTCCGTTCGGTTTGGTGATCTCGATAGCGCAGACCCGGTCAAAGACACGCTTGTAGTCTGGGCGGCTGAACTCACCCACGCGCTCTAGAAATGAATTGTGCGAGAGATAGACATTCACGAGCCATTCGACCGTGCCGTATCGGCTAGTATCGGGCTCATGACGCGGGTTTTCTTTCTCCCGGCGCCAATCCTCCAGCCGATCATTCCAGACCTTTGCTGCGGCCACCAGTTCAGCTTGAGAGAGGTTTACGCCAAGAGCCGCGCTACGGTAGGGGCAGCCAGCCTTTCGGTACAGGGTAGGGCACGTCCAATAGTAGCCGGTCGATCCGTTGGCCAGCGTCTTGAACGAGGTATATGGAGGCATGGTGACAGGTATCATCACCACGCTTCCAGATCGGCGCCGTCGTTTACGCCAATAGCCTTGTCCAGGTCTATCTTCCGCCACGCTCTGAATCTGCCCTTGCCGGTTCCGGTCTCGATGAACGGCCGAGGCCATACGGTTCCAACACGGCTGATAAAAGCATCGACCGTCTTTTCGCCGGCATAGGCTGCCGCGTGCTCATCTCTAAGGACAGCAGGCCAGCATCCGGCAGGGATGACAGCATGTTTCGTCATTCGTCCCCGCTTTCCCCGCTATCCACAGCGGGTTTATGCACAGGCGATCCAACGCTCCTTTCAAGCGCCGCTCGGCCGGCGTCGGTGATTGAGATTACTCTGCTTACGAAGCCACTCTCATGCTTCGTGTAGGGCGAGGTGGCCACGTACCCTCTTTGAGCAAGGCTGACGACAAAGGCGTCCTCGTATCCCTTTTCTTCCTCGGCTTCGTGTTCTCTGAGCACTCGCAGAACATGCTTTTCCATTCTGGTCAGCATCACCGCTCCTCCGATTGCAGGGCGCTTGAAACAGCAATCTTCCGAACGCGACGGTCTAACTTGCGAATGATAGCGCGTATCAGCAGACGGCGAGGTTTCGACCAGACGTTTTGAGATGTTTCGAAAATCTTCAGCCACGATGTTAGTTCAGCACGAAGCATGTTCTCGACGCGCTCAGATTGCTGTGCACGGCGGTGCATCGCTTGCAGCTTCGCCTTTGCCTCCCGCTCGCGCGTCTCGGCTTCGGATAGGAGTTGGCGGAGAGAAGAGTTCTCCGTTTCTAAACGGTTGATCTTCTCCGAAGAGGTTTCCAGGTGAAGGAACGCCCGAAGAGTGTCAACCTGTTCGGGGGTAAGGGACGCGACTACGACATCCTTCAAATCATCCTCCAAGGCGAGGAATTCACGAACCCGTTCCACGATATCACTCATTGGTGCCGCCCTCCTGCTTTGCGGGTGCTGCTGGGAGAGTGTCGCTGATTATTGATTGCCAGCGGTCTATGTCGGCTCGGTTGTCAGCGGTCCAAGGGTCGCATGCGTCTTCATAGCCGTCGTATTCGCCGGTCGCGATGTCCTGCATTTCTTTGATGACTGTGCCAGCGTTTTGTCCCGGCCAAAGTTTAGCCGATTGGCTGGCTTCATACCCGGCAACGTCATGAAGCGGTTTGAGCGCGTCAAAAATAGACCATGCGATGACTTCGCCACGACCAGTGATGAAGCAGTCCTGCTGCCAATCCCATCCAGCGAACTCCCAGCGATCCTCTTTCGTGTTTTCAAGGTTATTGAAGCCGATAGTTTCAAAAGGCGTCAGGCTGTCATCAAACGCTGTAAACTCTTCCTGATCTGGATTGACCAACAGCCTCAGAATGGCGCCATCCTTCGGCGCGGTCTCAATCGGCTGCCACCCCGCCACGTCCTGCACCTGTGCGGAGATGGCGGAGCGAATGCGCTTGAATGCTTCGAGGCGGTACGGGTCGTAATCCTGCCAAGCCGCCATATCTTCCCGTGAAACAGTGCCACTCGTTCCTCTGCCTGCGAAGAACGCATTTTGTAGAACTTGAGACAGAAGCATATTGTTGATCATCTGTCCTTCCTTCACGGCCACGGATGGGGCGGGAGGGGCAAACACAGAATCAGGATCGTAAACCCGATAGCCAATGACATTGCGCGTCTCCAAACCCATGAGGATGGCCACAGCGCCTTGGATATCGCGGACCACGTAGGGAACGTCTTGGTTCAGGAACTCGACATATCCGGCTTCATCATTGCGGCTGCTTACCGGCTCCGCAGCGGACAGGGCGGCTTCAAGGGCGGCCTTAGCGGCGCGGTATTCTTCTTCTGTGTGCCTGTCGCGGGTCCGATAACCGTTAGCGTCAACAGCCTTTTCAAACCGATCGATCAACTCAAAGGCTTCACTCTGCATTGTGATCTCCTCCTGTGCTGGCGATTTCCGTAAAGCTCGGCCCTTCAACTAGGGAGTCGAAGGCCTTGAGAGGGTCGCCTTTTGTGCTGGCGAGTGGAACGGAGAAAGGTCTTTTCCAAGGGCAGTATGCGTCTGGAAGCATGACGTTTGGCATCCACGCGAGAGGTTCGGCATCGACGTTCAGAGCGTTGATCCATTTGCCGCCCATGAAAGCACCTTGGACCGTGTAGGCAAACCCGCCCGATGGTATGGACAGGATGCAATGCTTCCCATCTTTCGGGGCGCTGCCCATTGGACGCCACGTCAACTGGTTCTCACGCAGCCGCTTCACCTCGGCCTCTGCTGCCTCGGCGCGATGAAGAAGATGGTCCGCAGCGCTTTCGGCAACGTCAATTGCGTCTTCACCACATGGTCCGACGTCGAGCCGCTGGCGCAATTCCTCGTTCTCGCGCTGCAAGCTTTCGAGGGTGGAGATGAGTTCGGATATGGCCGCAGGGTTGACGGCGACTAAGTATTCAGCTTCGAATGTTTCAGCCGTAATGCCAAACATGCTGCTGTCAGCGGCATTATGGACAACGCTTAAGCCGTTGGTCTTTACCCCGGAGATGTACCATTCCGCGATGTAGACCTTCTTCAGCGCCTTCTTGATCTCTTCCAATGCGGTCATGGCTTTCTCCTCGCGCCACACTCGTTGCATTCGAGGTACCGATCAGCCAGTGCCTCGTTAGCGCCAAGACTGAGCACCCCCCAAAAAAACCTTGAGACGACACCCTCGTCTGTATCTCCCATCACATTCACGCGGATTTTTGAATGATCCGTTGGGCAATCGCATCGCCGGCAATATCTGGTAGTCATGGCGTATCCTCGCGATAGAACGTGACGGGCCGGTAGACGACGGCCTTTTTGGGCTGCCGGGTGCGCAGCGAGTTATTCGTGGGGATCTTCTGCTTCGGGCGCTTCAGGCCCTGAGAGCTGTCGAACTGACGATTTGACTTCGCGATCTGCTTCTGGTCCTTTTTCGTCTTGCCGTTCTCGCCGCGGTGACAGCAGTCTTTTCCAAGCAACTGGCCTTCCACGATGGTGATCTTGCGCTGCTTATCGACTTCTGGACGGAGGCCTTCCGGAATGATGTGGTCTATCTCGTAAGGTTTAGCGCCAAGAACCTGGCCGCATCCTTCGCAGCAGATGAAACCGCTGGCGTTCTTCGACCGAGCGACAATTTCCCTGCGCTGGGTAGGCGTAAACTCTCGGCGGCTCATTGGATTTTCTCCTTGAGCGCGTCGAAGACCTTCTGGGTGCAGAAGATCACGTTTCCTTTGGTGACGAAGGTATCGTCTTCGACGGTAGCTTCCATGCCGGTGCGCTCGTCGGTGATGACGGTGCCAGGATCGACCTGCATAACGTGCATACCGTGAAATGGAGTGGTGGTGTATTCGGCAGGGTTCTTCATCACCTCTGCCCTCCCAGCGCGCGTGTCAGGCGTTTCCACCAAGGCAGGCGGGCATTTATCTCGCGCCGCAGCCTTTGGGTCGTCTCGTCACGCTTCGCCAATTCGGCAAGTTTCGACGGCCGTGATTTTGGATAACGCTTCATGTGGGTTTCAACCGAGTTCATGCCGCACCGCCGATCTCAGCTTCGTTACAGTACAAAACATCCTTGGCGATGTAGCTGCGGGCCTTATCAACCGTCCGCTGGCCGCTGATGACATATTGAGCCGGGATTTTGAGCCCCTCCAATTTGCCCCAGAATGCTTCCGGCACCACGTCGCGATAGTCGAGCTCCATATTGTCGATCGCCTGTATGCGCTGCGCCACGCCGAGCTGAGCATCGGTTGCCGTCGTCAGTGCCTTTCTGGCGAAGTCAATGAAATGCTTCCGCACGTCATCGGGGATGGTCGAGGCCGGAGCATCGGAGGCGGGGACATCATCCGCTCCGGCCTCATTTACTGGCTTCATGCCAGCGTTATCCGACGACGGGGCAGGGGTTTCATCGTCGGAATTGGTGTTGGGCAGTATCTCGCCCGTGAGAGCGGTTTCTGTCTCGGAATGGACGAATGCGGCGTCAAAGCCTTCGCGCTCGTCCTCGGGATGCTGCGGGGCTTCCTGAGCGGCGCGAAGCCGTGCCATGACCGACGGCTGGGCCGGTGTGATATCGCGGGCATTGTCGGGGCCGACGTGCTGGTAATCCTCGACTTCTTCGCGAACCTGCATGCCCTTGGTCACGTCGGCATAGACGTCACGAAGGCACCAAGCACGGGCGCGCATCTGCAGCATCCGCTTCGGGTATTTGTACCACGGGCTATCGTTGTCTTTCTGGTAAGTGCCGCCGTCGCGTGACTTCTTTGTGATCCGGGCTTCCGTCTGCCAAAGCCCAGCCTTCTTGGCATCGGCCACCGAAAACGACATTTTGACTGGTCGCGGCTCACCTTTTCGGTGCGTCTCGCAATGAGCGATCATCTCGTCGCCTTCGCCTTCAATCCATTCGGTGACATAGAGGCAGAGGGGCGACTTGCGGACGACGCCGATAAGAGCGTCACCCCAGATGCAGGGGCGGTTATTGATAACAGCGACTGATTGAACCGCGGCCATTGGCGGCAGGCCGATTTCGAGCCCCGCAAGCATGGCAATCATCACCTTCTGCGGGCTATCGAAACCGCTAGGAGCCATACCGGACATGTGGATAGCCTCGGAAAGGCGAAACGATTCCTCGATCGACTGAGGGACGATGGCTGAAATAGCGCCGCCGGCGACGAGCGCAGGCTTTGATGGGCGTTCGGTGCGTTCTGCGATCTGGTTCATGCTGCGGCCTCCAGTTCAATCTTGATGCGGGTCTTTGCCCATGCGGGCATCTCGGCATAGGAAATGGCCTTGTCGAAACCGTCGTAGCCTGGCCATTCGTTGCGCCTCAGGCATTCGTTGACGGTCGCAATGGCTTTGCGGGCGAGCGCTTCCCCGAGGTCGATATCCTCGTCTTTCAACTGCATCACGCGCACGTCATATGGTGGTGACTTCTCGACAAACACGAAGGTGAAGCTGGAGAAGGCGTCGGCGCCGAGGATCTCGCGAACCACCATGCGGAGAAGACCAGCTTGAACATGATAGCCGTGGGAATAGATCGCCTTGGACAGGCTTTCGTCATCCACGCTGGCCGCTGTCTTCAAGTCAACAAAGTCGCCGCTGTCGTTTGGCACCACGTCGGGCCGAGCCTTCAGCCAGATATCGCCATGCTTGCAGAATATGCTGCGCTCGATACGACCGTTCAGAATGCCGAGGCGGATCGCTTCCTTGCTCTGGAGCGAGTTGGCGATATGGCGGATATGCGAGATATCGGTATCGGTGATGACGACGCGGCCGGCGTCCTTCTGATCGGCAAGCCATCTCTTGCACCAGTTGGAATTGCCGCTCCAAGGCTTTTCGTTGCCTTTGTCGTCTGGGTATTTCTCGGGGCGCAGGACATAGCGCTCTTTGAAGCCTTCTTCGCCCAGCAGCAGCATATGAGCCGCCTTACCGAACTCCAGGTTATCCTTCTCCGGCTTTTCGAACGGATTGGGATTGTAAGGCGAAAAGCCCCAATATTCGGACGGACGCTTGAGCACGGCGCGGAGGCCAGAGCTTGAGATAGAGAAGCCGTCAAACAGTTCGGTGTCGCTATGGTAGGTCTCAATCGGTACGCCGCTGTAGACCGCGCCCAGCTTAATTTGTGAGCCATCCCACTTGCGATCCCGGCGAAGGCCGCCGAGCATCTTTCCAGCAATGCCGCCGATCGCTTTGAACTTGTCCTGGTCGACTATCTTTTCCATGCGACATTGATCTCCTGATTTGCTTTCGCCATCTCCCGATCAGCCGGCATGCCGAAGTGCAGGAAGGAGGCTGAAATGATCCCGAGCGTTAGAAGCCCGGTGATGAGGCGGTTCACGTCTCTGCGAAACTCTCTGGTCGACTGGTCGATCTGCTTTTCGCAATTGCGGAGCCGGATGATGATCTCCGTCGGGTCATCCGCTTCTTGTGTGTTGGTGGTGGAGAAAGGGGGCATCACTGGCCACCTGTCGATTTGGCGATGGCAGCACGGGCGTAATGCTCTGCCTGCTGGTGAACGGTAGACCCCATGCATCCGCAATCGCGTCCGTCGCAGCATAGGCGCTCGTCTGGCTTGGAATATGCTTCGAGCAGTTCTTGCAGAGCCAGCAGAAGATCAGGAGCGGCGGCGATCAAGAGCGCGTTATGTTCCGCACCTCTGTAGTCGAGCTTCGCGACAACATTGGTCTGATGCTCTGGGTTAATGTCGTCATTCGACGGGCGCGGTGGCTGGTCGATAACGAACAGGCAATCATTCATTGAACCGACGAACCACGGTCCTTTGGTATGCTTCACTGTATCTGCCATTATTCCTGCCCTTTAATGCGCGGGTACTCGGTACACAGCCCGCTGGTGGGTTCAGTTGGTGGATGGGGTTAGAACCGATAGACGGTCGATGTTCTGATTGTGCCGTCGAAGTTGGTGTGCAGATCGATCCGCAAATTTTCGCGGTCTAGTTCAACCGCAACATCGTAGGCCTCGTCGGGTGTCCCAAAACGAGTTCCTTTCCCGCGCTCGACAAATTCATGAGCGTCGACCGAAAATTCCTCTTTGTCGGAATTGATCGTGTTCCACTGGCTCATCTTACTCTCCCGTTGGGGTGTGAGGGGTGGAGAGGCGGGGACCTTGGTGGATATAGAACTCTGCGGCTGGGGACTCCACTGACGGGTCGTTTCCGTTTTGATCGTAAGCAATGATTTCGCCCACTGGTACGTCACCAGAACGGCCGTCGAATTTGACAGGCTGATCACCATGAGCCGCGATCAGATTTTGCAGTTCTTTGATAAGCGCGCTGGCTTTCATTCTTTCCACCCCTTGTTTGAAGCCTTGGAGGCCTGTTATTCGGCGGCGACGGGAGCGTTCGCCTTGTTGGCGATGCGCTTTGCCGAGTAGAGCGAGTTGGACGTGATCATCCGTTGCCATGCGGCGTTGCGCGGCGACCATTTCCAGGCTGCGCCCTTAAGCTCTGTGATGATGTGCGGTGCTGGTTTGCCGTCGAAGACGATCTGGACGCGTTCGAGGTCGTGATTGACCACGATTTTGACGTCACCAACGATCACTTCTTCCGTGCCGGTCTTGGCGCCTTCGGGCTTCGGCGGTGCGACATAGCCGACCAGCTTCACCGCCTTGATTGCCGCAGCCAGCGCACGATCCTGCCAAGCGTAGAACTCGCCTGCTTTCTTCTCGAATGCCGCCCAGATTTTCTCCTGACGGCGAACCGGGAAGTTTGCAGGACCGGTGATCATTGTGGACATCATCCGGCTGCGAGAAGCCCAGACGGCGTTCTGGCGCTGGATATAGCCTTCGCGGAAGCGTTCAGACCGAGCGACGGCTTCGGCCATGCGTTCTTCGTTGTCTGCGACCGCCGCGAGCTTGTCGTTGAATGCCTGAATTGCCGAAACATACGACGCCACTTCGCTTTCGCCACGGCGCTCCGGCGTGTGGCTGGTGCCAGCGTGAGCGCGGGTTGCAGCCTCAAGGCTAACGTCGGTCGGGAGGGGGATTCTGAAAGCGGTCATTGAATTTGCTCCGATTATTCTGCGGCTTGCAGATTTGCGCCGATGACGATTGGCTCGACCCACTGCGACGGAAGAACGATGTCGGGGCGCTGGGCATACCGAGAGAACTTGACGACCTCGCCACCGAACTCATCGGCATCGTCGTTCGCTTCACCTTCGCTGCGATACTCGAACACGTCGTTCTCGTCGGTCGTGAACTCGGTTCCGTTGAAAAAGCGGGCACCGTCTTCAATCCTGTATCGAGTTACGAATGCCATCGTCGTCATCTCCGGTTCTTGTGGGGGCAGCGAGATCGGCGGGTGAGGCTTCGTCGCTGCTGTTGGAGATGAATGTAACAGGTTATGCTACACTGTCAACTGCAATGTAGCATAAAATGACGCAAAAGATTTGACATTGTAGCACGAGTGGAGTTATCCCTGTCGCAAGTGATGGGCGACCGGGTGCAATTCCCGAGCTGATGAAGCCCACGGCGCGGGAAGCGAAAGCTCTTAAGTGTGCTGTCAGAAAATCAGGGCGAGGGTAGCGAATAGCCCCTCTGGCATGTGTCCCATCCCGGCTCCGGCCTTCAGGACTTAGCCATGGTTTCCCCGCCTCTTGGACTTGGTCCGTGGGGTAGGGGGAAGCTTTGGCTGGAACCCTCCCTCACCATCCTTCAAGACGAAAGATTCAAGAGATGGTACTTGGTGTATGGAGTGAGGATGAGGATGCTAGATGACTGTAGAGCAAGAAGCGCAATCCGTTCCAAAGCGGAAACGCAGAATCTGGCCATGGCTGCTGGCCTGCGCACTGGTCTTGCTCATCGTCGCTGGTATCTACGCGTATCTGGAAATCATTGCGATGATCGAGGATCTAGGACGGCTCTGGGATGACCTGGTGCAATTATTCTGGCTGATTGTTCCGGACGGCGAGAAATAAGGACCCGGCCGAAAAAATCAAACGGAGCGGATCGCGCTGGCGTGCGGTAGCAATGCTTAGAACGCATAGCTAAGAGATTGAAATAGAAAAGTATTTCCCGATTTTGGGATGATTTTTATCGAAAAATTAACGATGTTTGGTACAATGGCGACAATCTTTAAGAGGGTTTGCCAATGGCTGAGACTTCAATCGAATGGACGGACGCTACATGGAACCCGGTAGCGGGATGCACCATCATGAGCGCCGGCTGCACCAATTGTTATGCAATGAGGATGGCTGCTCGACTTGAGGCGATGGGCGTTGAGAAGTACAAGGGTCTCACGCGCAAGAGCGGCGGTCGAGCAAAATGGACGGGTGCGATTTCTCTCGATGAAAAGGCGCTGTCGATACCGTCGACATGGTCAAAACCGCGCAACGTTTTTGTTAACTCAATGTCTGACCTGTTCCATCCTGACGTGCCTGTGGATTTCGTTCGCAAAGTTTGGCGAGCGATGAAGGAAACGCGCCGGCACACGTATCAGATTTTGACCAAGCGCCCGGATCGCATGGCTGAAATCCTGAGCGATGGTTTCGACATCCTGCCGAATGTCTGGCTCGGGAGCAGCGTGGAAGATGGGCGCGTTCTTCACCGTCTTGATGATTTGCGCAATGTTCCGGCCGCCGTTCGCTTCGTCTCATACGAACCGCTCATCGGTTCAGTGAAGGGCGGAAAGCTCGACGGCATCCATTGGGCAATCGTTGGCGGGGAGTCCGGACCGAATGCTCGCCCGATGAACCCTACATGGATCGATGAGATTTTCGATCAATGCACGGATGCAGGTGCCGCCTTCTTCTTCAAGCAGTGGGGTGGAAAAAACAAGAAAGCAGCGGGTCGGTCTTATCGTGGTAAGACATGGGATGAAATGCCGCAGCTCGCGGCTTAAAGATCGAGAGTTCCTTGGGCGCTCTTACTAGAGGTTTTCCAAAACGCGTGGGCCAGTTCGTGCTTTGCCGCAAGCAAGAGCCAATAGAGATGCTGGCCGCGCGTTCCAGTAATTAACTTCGTGTCTCTGGAAGTGTCTATTCCGGTTTTTGCAACCTCCTCTCTCCAATATTCAAAGACTTCTCGTCTAACATGGGGGTGGGGCTGGTTCAGGTTAACAGCTTCCCGCCAGCCTGGCGCAAAATTCTCGAACTCATCTTGTTCTTCGGATATGTTACCAGGCAAATTGCGCTGAAAATCCATTTTGCTGATATGAGCTAGGATATCTATTCGAGTTAACCGCGACAGCGTGCGGAACATTCCAAAGTCTAACGCGCCGATACTGTAGGGATCCAAAAAGCCGAAGTTCAGCCCGTAAACGGCCGCAGATTGGAGTGCCCGGAACGCTGTGTCCTTCGCCGCACCGTGTATTTTAACAACCGGCGCGCCTAGCTTAGTAAGGCGCTCTGCCGCCGCGTCGAGGCGAACACTATCGATATCTGCGATGATTACTTTTGAGAATGGAGCGCCGCCCTCGACGCTTTTCTTCCATGCCGCAACAGGGCTGCCATCTATCCACTCCCCACTGTCTCTTATTCGAGACCGTCCCGGGCCGCAGAATAGGTCGATATACGTTGCGCCACCTCTTCCTAATGGTGCCAAATATTTCTTTCGAGCCGCGCGTGATATATCCACATAACGACAGAGGTATTCTTGTTTCTCCTTCGCCCATGGACCGACTTCTTCGGCCGGTAGCCCATCATCACCAGCAATTAATTCACCCATTCAAGCCCCCCAGCTTTACTCACTGCTTCTTCACCTCGTCCCGTTTCATTCTCTCAAGCTCTTCGGCTCCCAGCGCGGCCTCAAGCACCGCATCCACCTCCGGCAAGAAGCTCTCCCACATTGGCCGGCCGTCGAACTTCGTGTTCTCGGGCACGTCGCTCAAGCGGCACAGTGCACGGGCGGCGCGTTCGCGGGGAGGTTGGTCCTTCTTCATTGACGCAGTCCTTCCCGAATCAAAAACGACTCGACTCTTGAATTAGAACCTGCTTTCTTACCGTGAACGAAATGAGAACAAACGGGAGAAAGAAGATGGCTCAGAAAGCGGTAAACCAGTTCATCGTAGTGCCGCCTGATGATCGCATGGAGGGAGTGGCCCAGAACAAGGAGCTGTTCACGGCTCACCTCAATGAAAGCTTTCCGGCATACGAGTTCCTGCTTCACAAGGAATCTCCGTTCGAAAGCGATGACTTCCAAATCATTCCTATCGCGGGTACTGCTGGCGACGAGGCGAATCCCGGCGAAGTCCGCAAAATGCCGGAGCGCTGGGTGCTCGATGACATCGTGCAGGTCTGCAGAAGGTTTGATGTCACAAATACCAAGCGCCGGCTCTCCTGATTACTTTCGAGCTATGTGACCGACGACACGGCCGATAATGGTCAATCGATCGAGCTCGACCGTGAAGCGCTCAAGGTTCGGATTGTCAGAGATGATGCGAACCTCAACCGGGTCACTGAACGGGATGCGTTGCAGTCGCTTTATCTGGGGTTCGCTTTGGCCGTCGCTGATGGCATAGACCGTATCCGTGGTCATGGTGTTTTGCGAAAGATCCACCAGCACGCGGTCGCCAGGCATGTAGGTGGATTGCATGGAGTCTCCGATGACCTCCATTACCAGCGTATGATTTGGTGATGCTTTCGCTTCGTTGCGGAGGTACTGGAGCGGGATAAGCCATTCCGCGACCACAGGGTGACCGCTTATGCTCTCGGCGCCAACGCCTATGCTGATCGTTTCCCCAACGATCCCAGAGCCTGCGCCCAGCTTCATGTCCACTTCTGGCAAGGCGCCATCGACCGCGGGCGTCCAGTGCTCCCGGCTATAGCTCCCGGTGTCCTCTACCTGATCTGGCTCAATCTCATCTGGATCGAACGAGGATACCAGCCTGCTTTTCAAAGGCGGGCGGTTGAGCATCAAGTCCTCGACGCGCGCGCCGAGTAGGTCGGCAAGCTTTTCCGCGCGCTCCCTTTTCAGCAAGGAATGGTCATTCGCCAGACGATTGATTGTCGCACGCGACAAATCCATTGCGTCAGCGAGGGCCTCTTGTGAGCCAATTTTTGATGCTTTTATGAACGGATCGAGCCAGTTTTTTGACATGCTCATGTTATCCGCCAACTCTGGCGCATCTTCTATGCCATATTATGCCACACTGCTGTTGACAGGCTCGGAATAATGTAGCATTAATTGCGACATGACCCTTGAAGATTACATCCACGAGCACACCACTGTAACAGCTTTTGCGGCAATGCTGGGCAAGAGCCGGGCACAAGTGCACCGGTACATGCGCGGTGAGAATCTCAGCAAGAGCGTAATCGAAGAGATTTGCCGCGCTACCGGCGGGGCGGTCGAGCCGAAGTCATTCTTCAACACAACGTCGGAGAGCGCGGTATGAACTGGAACCACGATCTCTCCCAGGCGCCGCGCGGCAAGATGGTGCACAGCACCCGCACAGTTGGTGATCGCGTCCACGAGATTAGCGATTTCGTTCCTGACCACATCTGGGCAGCTAGCAAGTGCGGCAAAGTCATCAAGTCTTACTGGATTCAACCGGTCGGCAAGGCTGCTGGACGCTGGTCTGGGTTTGCCAACGGTGAATTGCCGATAGCTTGGCAGCCCTTCGTTGTGCCGGCACATCCATTTGTAGAAACCCAGCGCCAGCAGGGTACGGACGGCGGCGAAATCGCTGCAGTGAAGGTCATAGACCGACTGGCGAACGCCGCTGGCGTTGAACCGTCGCCGTCCGATCATTTCATTCTCGAAGACGTTGGGGGAGGCGCATGACCACCCCGAAATCCAAGCTCCGAGAAATCCTATTCGACCTCTCCGTCCAGCATCAGATCGAGGGATACGAGAAATCCGACCCGAAGCGGCCGGTCGAAGTTCGTGAGGGGAATTGATCATGAAGAAGGTCACCAAGCAGAAGCCGATCGTCATCGATATGGAGGCCTTTGAGGCTGAACTGATGGCTGAGGTTGCCCGCATCAACGATGAACGGGTGGCGGCATGACTGGCTACACGGTTTTCATCGGCTCTGTGGTGTTTCTGGCGGCTTGCATCATCCTGGCACTCGTTGCTCTCACATTCGTGCAGGGGAGGCGCTGATGGCCTCTAAGCCAACTGCATATGATCTATTCAAGCGTGGTTACGACACGCAACAGATCGCTGAATATCTCGGAATTTCGGAAGCGGCTGCGCTCAAATCTCTCACCACCGAACGCTGCGCCGCTCGAAATCTTGCATCTGCGTATCCTTTGAAAACTACCACTTGGCCTCAGGGCCGGGTGGCTTACGCGGGGCGGTAGCTCCTTTCGTGTCCCGCACATCCTTGCTGACCTCAACTTACCTAAACCAGCAAGGATCGCATTCACGATGTCAGAGTACGGCGTTCAACCGACAGGTTCTAATAAACAGGGAAAACAGGGAAATAATGCCATGAGTACGGCAATTGCGTCCGAGTATGTGAGGAAAATGGTGGAGCGTGAGACGTCCGGTAACGGCGACGTCGAGAACGCCGTCCGACGCCTCGCAAGACGTCACAATCTCTCTTTCTGGCAGATCATGCACCTTCGGGCCGGGCGGGCCAAGTCGGTGACGATCGACGCCTTCACCCAGATACGCCGTGCGTACCTCGAATATTGCGAAGCCGAGATCCGGGCTCTGCAGGAGGAAATCAAACAGGATCGGGATCGGTACGAGGACAATGACGATCTTCTCAATCTGGAAAACGAAACTCAAGCGCTGGTGGAAAAAGTCCGGCTGGCGAAGGAAAGGATGAGGCGGTGACAGTTGGGCATAACTCAAAACTGACAGAGGCGGAAAGCCAAGCCCTATGGGGCCACCACACCCGGCAGCGCGTGAAGCTCTATCACGAGCAGCAGGAGCTGAAGGCCAAGGAGCAAAAATACAAGGCGGACGCCAAGAACGATGGCGTCTCCGAAAAGGACCTGAAGGATTTCATCGAACTGACCTTCACGACCGACAAGCAGAAGAAAATTGACGAGTTCGCCCGCCGGAAGCGGATCATGATCAATTCGGGTCTGATCCCCGATGACAGGCAGGGTGATCTGCTGACCGACCGCGTCGGCAAACTCGAGATGATTTACGCCGAAGGATTCCAGGCTGGTCTTGCCGCACTGGACCGGGTGTCCAAACAGAACGGTGGCAGCGACGAGGATCGCGAATGGCTCCGCGGGTATGACGACGCACAGAAGGTCATGCTCGAAAACCTGCAGGCGGCGATGGAAAAGCGCAACGCCAACAAAAGCAAGGAGGAGCCGCCGGCGAACATCGATGGCGATGACCCCTTCACCCTCAAGCAAGACGACTGAGTTCCCCGGCCAGCAAGCTCCTCCCAAGCGCTGGCCCAACTAACCCGGTGCGAGAATGTAAAGCGGACCCCGCACCGGGTTCTTTCTTCCACGAGGTGAACATGAGCCTTGAAGTAAAAATCCAAGCCAAAGCAGAGAGCGTGCTGGCCAGCGAGGCGCAGTTCTACGGCGTCACCCCGACCGCTCTCGTCAAAGCGATAATCGACAGGGTGGCAGTCGGCGGCCTGACGCGGGATGTCCTGCAGGGTGTCGACGTCGTCTCCTATCAGGATCGCAAGCGCGGAACGCCACACCCGTCACCGAAGCATACGTATCAGGGCCAGAGGATGTCACTGGCGGCGATATCGAAGAAGACCGGCATTCCATTGGTCACGCTTCGGACACGCATCTATCGCGACAACTGGACGGAAGAGCGCGCTTTCTCTGAACCGGTGAGGGAGTATCGCAAATGAGAGTTCTCGGTCTCGACGTCTCAAAACACGCCGGATGGGCTCTCTGGGAAACCAAGAATGCTCTCGCTTCGATACGCTGCGACGTGATGGAGTTCCCGGCAAAAGCATCCATCGAATATTGCGCTGACCAGATGGGCCTCAAGGTGACTAAGCTCATCAAGGACGAGAAGCCGGATTTCATCGTTCTGGAAACCGCTCTCAAGATGAGCCCAAAAGGTTCGGCCGCAACGGTATCTTCTTGCATGCTGCACGGCGCCGTCTATGCCACGCTCGGCAATTGGGGAAAGCCATGGGGAACGATCAGCGCCGCTACCTGGCGCAAAATGTTCTTCGGCGCTGGATATAAGCCGCCGCTCGACAATCACGGCAAGAACGACTGGAAGCGCGCTGCCATCGAGCAATGCGAGCTTGAAGGCATCATCCTGCCGGCGAAGAAGGCCACCAGAGACAATGCGGCCGAAGCCGCTGCGCTCGCTGTCTGCTGGCGTGGCGTCGAGATCCACGCGGGACGGTATCGACCAGCATTCCAAGACTTTCTTCAACAGCGCAACGAGCGCGCGCCATCGGGCGATCTGTTCGCAGGGAGCGCCGCATGAGCCAAAACACTTCCTCTGCAGTAATGCAGCAACGCTCTGAGCCCAAACGCTCCCTTGATGACTTTCCAACGCCACCTTGGGCAACAAGAGCGCTCTGTGACGCGCTCAAGAAAAATGGCCACGATCTTTCAACTCTCACGGTGCGCGAGCCTGCCGCTAATCGCGGGTTCATGGTCCGCCCTCTGAGGGAGTATTTCGCAGAGGTGAGGGCAAGCGACATAGCTGATTACGGTTATGGGTGGCCGATCGAGGATTTCCTTTTCCCTTATCAAATAGAGGAGGTTGATTGGACCATAACCAACCCTCCGTTCACTCTTGCCGATCGCTTCGTTGAACGCGCGCTTGAAACGAGCCGCATTGGCTGCGCCATTATTGTCCGCTCTGCATTCCTCGAAGGGGTTGGTCGGTATGACCAGCTATTCCGCGACAACCCACCGGCTTTGGTTCTCCAATTTTGTGAGCGAGTTGCCATGGTCAAGGGTCGGGTTGACCCAGATGCATCAAGCGCCACCGCCTATTCGTGGGTCGTATGGGTCAAGGGCGAAAAAGATACGCGCCAGCGCTGGATAGCTCCCTGTCGAAAGAAGCTCGAAAGAGCAGAAGATTATCTCGATCACCAAGGGGAGGCAGCATGAACGCCATGAACCAAACCTTCATCCCGGCAAACATTGAGGCGGAACAGGCCCTGCTTGGCGCGCTGCTGATGAACAACGAATCCGTAAGTCGCGTGCCGGTGACATTTGACGTCTCGCACTTCTTCGAGCGGATCCACCGTGACATCTACACGGCTATCCTGAAGCTGCGGGCGATCAACAAGGATGCGAACGCAGTAACCGTCCGGTCGCACATGTCGCCGGAACTGGTATCGGTGAAAATCGGTGACATGACGGTTTCGCAGTATCTGGCGCATCTTGCCGCCAACACGGTGAACATCGTCAACGTTCCAGACTTTGCCGACGCTGTGACCGAGTACTATCACCGACGGGAAGCCATCGCAGTTGGCGACGATGCCAGCACCGCGGCAACTCGAGCAGCAGACGAACTGGAGTTCATCGATCAGATCAAGGACTGCCGTCAGCGACTGTCGGCAATCATCGCCGACATAGAGGCCCGTAACGAGCCGCAGGAGAGCTTTCTTGACGCGGTGGACCGAACACTCGGAGTGACGTCTGACGCGATTGCTGGTCGCCGTGTGGCCGGTCTTGATCTTGGTGTTCCTGAACTGACCAATCTCATGGGCCCGCTTGGCACCGGTGAACTGCTGGTGATCGGCGGCGACGTGAAGACCGGCAAGTCTGCGGCTGCCTGGCAGTGTTTCTTCAATCTGGCCGAAAAGCACCCGGTCGGCGGCCTTAGCGGCGAAATGCCTACCGATCAGATCATCATGCGCGAGAAGGCGAGACGCACCGGCATATCAGCAAAGCGCCAGAAGCGTGGTCAGGTGTCTCAGGATGAGGTCGAGCAACTGGTGAAGGCAGGGGCCGATATCAAGCGCCTGAAGTTCATCGACATCATTTCCAAGCAGATCACGCTCGAAGAACTGGACGAGCGCATCAACCGCCTGCAGGGCGAGCACGGGATCGAGGCTTTTGTAGTCGACCACATTCTAAAGCTGCTGTGGACCGGCAAGATGGAAGACGCCGACGACTTCAAGAAGGCAAACCGGGCCACGTCGACGCTCAAGAACATCGCCATGAAGCGGAAGATACCGATCATCGCGCTCACACACATCAACAAGAACAGCAACGACGGGACATGGGGCAAGACCTACCGCGACCGCCTTATGGCTGCCAAGCGTCGCCGGCCGACCTACAAGAGCATGCTCGGCAACATCGACAAGGACGTCGACAACATGATCATCGTCCATCAGGCCTATCCGGCAGTCGCCGGTATGGAGCCCGAGGAAGGCACCGACGACTACCGCCTGTGGGAAGACACCATGGCTGAGGTCAAGGGCAAGGCAGAGTTCATTCTGGCGCTTTCCCGCGAGAACGAGTTCCCCCGGCGCCAGGAAATCCAATGGAACGGCTCAAGCACCAGTTTTGGACCGGCATTTGAGAAGTCGATGAATAGCAGGGAGTTGTTTCCGCGATGAATGAATTCTCAGGTTATGCAGTCCAGCGCGGCGGCCAGTGGTGGGCAATGGTTAGATTTGCCCGCGATGCCAAGCCAAAGCCGATTATGGGCGCCGGCGACAAACCAGAAGGTTTCCCAGACGAGCTCGCCGCCACCAAGGCAGCGCTTCGGCATGTGCTGGCATATTTCAACGGGCATCTCGTCTGCTCTCGCGAGATAGAAGGCGCATCCATCAAGCAGGTACGGCGAGCCCAGGCAGAGCGCATTTTCAGCAAGGGCAAAGAGATCAGCGTGGAAAGGAGAGAAATGGCATGAACCACCACCGCTCCCTATACACCAAGGAACAGATAGCCGCTGCTGCCGCCCTATGGCGGGATGGCTACACGCTGCACGCCATGGCCGAAAAGCTCGGTATAACCGCCAGCGCGGCCAAGCACATGACCAGCACGCGCCGCGGTATATTCCCGTATCGGAAGAGCAACGCGCGGCGTTCAAATCCGATCGTTAAGCAGGTGGAAGAAGCACCGGCACCAACGCCTCTCAAGGCTGGCTGTGTGGTCAGAACCACATTCACCGGTGCCAAGGTCACTCTGCCGCGTGTCGCGTTTATCGACGGCCCTGAGCCGGAAAGCGAGGCAGCATGAACCAGATGGTGACAATCTCCTATGAGGAGCAACTGAAAGCCAAGGCCAAGGCCGTCCGTGAGCGATTGATGGGCAAGGGGAAGGTCGTCAACATTGCTGTGCACGCTAAGGCCACTAGGACAGATGTTGGTGTGGTCCGTTATCTCGCGCCGACCAGGCAGATGAAGAAGCAGGAGCCCAGAGAGCACGTCAACACGTGGAATTGTCACCAGCGCGCGATCAGAGACGCAGAGCGCGACCCGAACAAGGTTCGGAAGTTCATCAAACTCCGCTGTATCGCCCATGGCATGACGTACGAACATTTCCAATCGGAAAAGCGTGATCAGGAAACATCAATGACGCGCCGGCTGATCATTCTGGAAACGGACGCTCAGTTCCCCGGGTTGAAGGCAACCTATCTCGGCCAGCTGGCGCACAAGAACCACACCACGATTCTTTACATGCGGGGCACGGTCAAGAATGGCTATGTCTCCAAGTGGAGAAAGAAATTTGAGGCGAGGGCGGAATGATCGACCAATCGCCATCCGATCTGTTTCCAGAGACAATTGCGAAGCGCCCGCGTTCGCCTAACGGCATCAATGTGCATCGCTTCCTTGAGGGATATGGAATCAAGGTTCTTCCTTACACGGATGCCAGAGGGTGGAAGGACCGGCCGGCCAATGTCGTCTATGGAGGCAGGACAGTAGCGCGCCTGATGCGCAGAGACATTGAATTGACGGGGCTGGTGGTCCGCTGCATTCAGACCAGCAACCCAACCTGCTTTGATGACGTGGTGATCTTGTCGGTATGGCGGTTCATATCGGCTCATATGGCCCACAGGAAGGCACCAGACGTAATCAAGGAGTTCGGGCGCGTAGACCTTGCCCAAATCAAGAAACGCGCTCACCGCCTCGTAAATGGAAGCTACGGGCGGATGGGCAAGACATGGGAAAAGATCGGCACGCTGTTGGCCGACGCTATGATCGAACAGGAGCAGGCAGCATGAAGATTTCCGAGCAACAGACCTACCTCGATATGGCTGGGCGCCGAGTGTTTATTGTCAGGCGAGAAAAGCTTATGGATCAAACTACCCGGCGTCAGGATCAATTCTGGACCTACATCGGCTATCAGGTGGACCGAGATGGGAACCGCATTGGCGAGCCGCGCGGGTGGAAGTCAGACGGTAGAGACTGGACCGGCGACATGGATGGCAACATCATCCGGGAAGCCGATATCGGCATGTCGATAACGGAGCCGCAGGCCGTTATTCTGGAGCGGCTTATCGAAGCCATGGAGACGGATATGGCGCTCCCTATCGCCACCGGCCCTAAGCTGTTCGGAAATGCGTGGCCTGAAACCTCATCAACCAGCACAGAAACCCGTGGGCATGAAACGGTGGAGCTTGTTGCAGGAGAAGAGCATATTACTCGCCAGCGCCATGCAGCGGTCAACGATCTGACAGAGCGCAGGGCGAAGTGCAGCAGGCCTCGTATCGGGCGGATGGAAGAGGCGTTCTCCTGGGTGTCGCTGGTGTTTGATGATGAAGACCGTAAGGTTTTGCTCGCCTATGCAGAAGTGAAGGCGAAAGGATGGGAGTTTAAGCGCTTCATCGAGAACAGAAACCGCCGTCTCCCTCACAAAAATGCATGGGTTAAACGAACGATATTGCGTAAAATTACAAAAACACTGCAAGAAGTTGAAATGAAGTTGCGCAAGCGTGCAATTATCTTGCGTGATTGCGCCGGTTTACATGTGTCACACGAAGAGGCAAAACACTCATGCAAATCGATAACGTCAACGGTTTGTGGGCGGGATGAAGAGATAAACCGGCATGCATCGCCGATGAATAGCCCCGCAAATATCACAACGGCCGCCGAACGTGAAGCACGACGGCGCGCCAAGCTGGAAGCAGCGTAACCATTTGGACTGGCGATACGGTAACGGTTCGCCCCGCATAGGCTGAGATTGATGCGCTCGGCGGTCCCGCCAATTCGCCCAACAGGGCAACGGAACCGGGCGGCGGTCCTCATCCGAGCGGGATGTAATCTTGAGGTAAAGACAGTCCTGCTAGTCGGTTAAACGGCAGACGAAAGCCCAGGTAGGCTGCCACCCCTTCGGGGCCGATTATGGTGCGCCCGATACATTTCACCAGCCCCGCCCGTAACAAGGTGGGGCTGAATACGTTTCAGGAGCCACGATGCATATTCTCGAGATGCTGGTCTACATGATCGCGGCGCACTTCCTGCTCGACTACGCCCTTCAAGGCGACTGGATGAGCAAGGCGAAGAACGCAACGCTTGATCTGGTGCCGGGTGAGCGCATCTGGCCGCTGGCATTGTTCGGGCATGCGCTGATCCATGCGACGGCTGTGCAGATCATCACCGGCAACTGGTTCTTGTTCTCGCTGGAACTGATCATCCATTGGGCAACCGATTACGCCAAATGCAAGGGCCGGTTCGGCTACAATACGGATCAGTACATCCATATCGCATGCAAGCTGGCCTATGCGGTGGTGCTGCTTAACCCTGCCGTCGCCGCCTAACCCCATTCACCCGCCCACATGGAGAGAGCGATGGCAACCCTGATGGAAACATTGAAGGACATCGCAGATCGCCACGACGAACGGATGAAGACCGACCCACGATATGCAATGACGGTGGCCTACATGCAGCAAGCGTCGGCCCCAGTTGAGCGCAGCCGCCACTATGATCGTGACGGCTATTGCGACAACCCGGCGCGTGGCTACTGACCCCATGACCACCACCGAGCAAGAGCGTCAGTAATCCATGCATGTGTCGCAAAGTGGGTTTTCTGGGTCGGTGACCAAGTATGACTTAACCGGGGTACCGCAATGTAAGCAGACGGTGTCGCATTCGCTCAGATACTCCTGGTGCAATGCCTCCTGATAGGCTTCGTCGCGCTTTTTAATGCTATCGCCGCGCCGATTAAGTTCGGCGGCAATTTTGTCTTCGGTGAAACCGTTCATCCCATCCCCCAAGGTTACCCATGCCAGTACTCAAGAATGCACGGCACGAGACATTCGCGCAAGGGTTGGCAAAGGGACTTACAGCGGATGAGGCGTACCAGAAGGCGGGGTTCAAGCCTGATCGCGGCAATGCTTCGCGCTTACAGCAGAATGACAGCATTCGACAACGCGTGTCCGAGCTTTTGGAATGGGAGCAAATAGTAGAGCGCAGAGCCACAGAGAAGGCCGTAGAGAAGCTCGCCATCACCAAGGAGCGTGTTCTAGCAGAGCTTGCGAAGATCGGCTTTGCAGACATCCGTAAGGCCATCAGATGGCAAGGAACGTTGGTCACCGAAGAGGACAACCCCGACGGGGGAGACGTGCTGGTCATCAAGAATGTGGTGACGAACAACGTCCAGCTTATTTCGAGTGACGAGATAGACGACGACACGGCCGGCGCCATCGCTGAGATCAGCCAGAACGCAACGGGCGGTATCAAGATCAAACTTCACGACAAGAAGGGCGCTCTTGTCGACATAGGCAAGCACCTGGGCATGTTCGTAGAGCGCCATGAGCACTCCGGCCCCGAGGGTGGCCCCATACAGACAGAGACGAGGACATGGCGAGAGGTTCTGCGGCAAGAGACGAAGGACTAATTGCCGCCGCCACGCTTACCAACCCGGCGCTATTCGACTTCTGGGAGCAGGTATTCTTCGGGGAGAATGACATCGCCGTTCTCCACGGTGGCCGCTCAAGCTCGAAGACGCGAGACACAGCCTGCCAGTTGGTTCGGCTGGTAAACCACGTCGGCGTTAGGATGCGTGTTCTTTGCATCCGGCGCTTTCAGAACCGTATTCAGGAATCGGTCTACACCGAATTGAAATGGGCGATCGCTCATCTCGGTCTTACAGATGCCTACGAGATCCAGAAGACAACGATCATCCACCGGGCAACCGGCTCGGAGTTCATCTTCTACGGGATCGAGCGAAACCTTGAGGACATCAAGGGCACGTCCGACGTAGATATCCTCTGGGTGGAAGAAGCGGAGAAGCTGACAGAGGATCAATGGCTGGTTATCGGCCCGACGATCCGTAAGGAAGACAGCCTGGCAATCCTACTCTTCAATCCGAAGATGGTCACGGATTACGTCTGGAAGAACTTCGTCATTAACACGCCACCTCACTGCGTGGTGCACCAGATCAACTACACCGAGAACCCTTTCCTGTCGGAGAAGGCAAAGCGTGATATCGCGGCAATGCAGGCGCGCGACAAAGAGACGTTCGAACACATCTATGGCGGCGTCCCGCTTGGTGACAGCGAGCTATCCATCTTCAAGCGGCGCTGGCTGGATGCCTGCGTGGATGCTCACAAGGTGCTCAAGATCGAGCTTACAGGCCGAAACATCATCGGCTTTGACCCCGCCGACGACGGCGAGGACAAGAGCGCGACTGTCGATAAGATCGATGGCATTTTCACAGATGCTGAAGACTGGTCGTCTGGCAAGGATCAACTGGTGCAGAATGCCAAGCGGGTTTGGGCGAAGGCGAAGCATGCAGGCGCGACGGTATCGTACGACACCATCGGCGTTGGCGCTTTCGTCGGCGGCTACATCGATGAGCAGAACGAAGAGAACGGCGCCAGCGTGGAGCACTTCGCTTTCCATGCCGGCGGCGCGGTCATGGACCCGGATGAACCGAGCGACACGCTGAACGGCAACAGCCCGCTCAACAAACACGAGTATCTGAACCTGAAAGCGCAGGCATGGGCCAACACAGCCCGGCGCGCCATGCTGACGTTCAACGCCGTCACCAGAGGGCAGGCAATACGCACTGAGGACGTTCTGTCGTTCTCGTCGTCCATGGGCAAGGAAAAGCTGGACGCGCTCTTCACGGAACTCTGTGTGCCTTGGTGGGTCGAGACGGAAGGCAAGAAGCGTGTCGTGCCCAAGGTGAAGCTCAAGAAGGATCTGGGCGTCAAATCGCATAACCTGGCTGACGCACTGATCGCGGCCGATAACGTGAACATCGCAAGCTCCGGCGTCGCCATGTTCCTGACATCACGTCACCGATAAGAGGCACCGATGAACAATGTTGTGACGCTGGCGAACCGAGCAGTGCGCCAGCTTGGCGCTATGTTCCCCGGCTTCTTTCCAGGCCAGAAGCATGATTACAACAAGGACTTCGGCTATCCCGAGGCTCTGACGTTCGAACTGCTCTACCGGATGTATCGACGCAACGGCATTGCGACGGCCGCAGTAGACAAAACTGCCCTCAAGACATGGCAGGACACGCCATACCTGCTCGAACAGGAGCGTGACGGCTCACAGAAGGGCAAGAGCAAGGAAACGGAACTAGAGAAGGAAATCCGCCTCAAGTTCGCCTCCATGCGTCTGTGGGCCAAGCTGGCTGAAGCAGACCGGAAGGCAATGGTTGGCGGCTACTCCGGCGTCATCCTGAGGCTGAGGGACGGGAAAAGGTTCGACCAGCCCGTTGACCTCGTGGGTGGAGGTCTCAAAGGCCTCTATCGCATTGACCCGGTTTGGGCTGGCCAGTTGAAGGTGTCGGATTGGAACACGGACACGACGTCGGAAACCTACGGCGAGCCGACTATGTACGAGTTCAACGAGGCGAATGTTGCCGACGATAACCCGAACAAGCGGAACCTGCGCATCCATCCTGACCGGGTGCTGATTTGGTCGGAAGATGGCACGGTAAACGGACGCTCTCTGCTGGAGCCGGGTTATAACGACCTGATCGACCTTGAGAAGATCAAGGGCGCTGGCGGTGAGGGGTTTTGGAAAAACGCCAAAAGCGCACCCGTGCTGGAAATGCCAGCGGATGTGAAGATTGCCGAGATGGCAAAGGCCATGGGCGTCACTGTCCAGGACATTGCCGACAAAATGAATGAGCAGGTGGCCGACTTCCAGAAGGGGTTCGACCAGATGCTGATGCTGCAGGGCATGCAGGCCAAGACACTCGGCGTCACGCTGCCCAGCCCGGAGCATTTCTGGTCGGCGCCGCTTCAGTCTTTCGCTGCCTCGGTCGGCATTCCGTTGAAGATACTGGTCGGCAACCAGACTGGCGAGCGCGCCTCGACTGAGGACTCTGACGAGTGGAACCAGACCAACATGGCGCGGCGGGCAAACATCACCCACCCGAACGTCATGGAGCTTGTCACCAGACTGGTGACATGGGGCATCCTGCCGGAGAAGGACTGGTTCATCGACCAAGCCGACCTGACGGAAAGCTCGATGTCAGAGAAGGTGGACCGAGCCAATAAGATGGCAGACACAAACCAGAAAATGGGCAACTCGACTTACGTCTTCACTGACGACGAGATCCGCGCTGCCGTCGGCTACGAGCCGTTGACGGATACTGAAAAATATCGGGACGAGAGCGACGACGAGACGCAGGCAGCGCTCGGCAACCCTCCGACCACGCCTCCCACGGAAGAGGAATAACCAATCATGCCCCACGTCCGAGTGAATGTTCGCTCGGTCGCCAACACGAAATCGGTGCGCAAAGAAAAGCGCAACGGTCGTGATGTGGTGATCGTGCCCAGCGCAACCCTGCCCGACAACATTGTGATGAACGGGATCATGTACCCGGCCGACGAGATCGAGAAGAGCTTCGCCGGTCTGGAGCGCACGCCCGCGCCACTTGGCCATCCGACCATCAACGGCAAGTTTGTCTCTGCGAAAGACCCGGAGGGCATCAACCTCGGCTGGATCGGTGCTTGGAATGAGAACTTGCGCCGAGAGAATGGCCGGGTGTTCCTCGACAAGGTGATCGACGTGGAGACGGCAAGCCGCTCAGAGGGTGGCAAGCGCGTCCTGAACGCGATCGAGAAGGGCGAGCCTGTCCATACCTCAACGGGCCTCTTCGCTCTCCTTGAGGCTGCAAACGGCGATGTGCCGTACAAGAATATCGCTCGCGAGATCGAGTTCGACCATGACGCAATCCTTCTTGATGAGGATGGCGCGGCTACACCTGAGCAAGGCGTCGGCATGATGGTCAACTCCAAAGGCGAGCAAGAAGAAATCGAGGTCATTAACTCCGCCGTCGATGATGCGGATCGTGACCTGGATTGGGCAGTGGAACATCTCGCCCGTGCTCTCGACCGTCGGCAGAAAGCCGGCGTTCTGGATCGAATGAAAGCCGCGATACTGGAAGCCCTTGGCTTTTCCGAGCGGGAACCCTCAACCAATCGAAAGGAAGACGACATGCCTGTCTCTGATGAGCAGTTCAAGGCGCTTTCCGATGAGGTCAAGACCCTCTCGGAAGGTATGGCCAAAATCGGTGACACGATCGGAAACGCGGTGACGGCGGCTCTCAAGCCGGTGCTCGACGCAAACGCCGAACTTGTTGCCAACCAGAAGGCCAAGGAAGACGCCGAAAAGGCTGAACTGGTCGAGAAGGTCGTGAAGGCGAACCTCCTCACCGAACCCGTCGCCAAGGAACTGACGCTGAACGCGCTCAAGGAACTGGCGCCCAAGGCTGAAGTCGCCAAGGCAACCGGCCTCAACTCCGCATTCAAGGGCGCAGGCAACGAAAAGCCAGCCTTCAAGCTTCCGAAGGGAGACTAATCCATGGCCCGCTATAACAAGATCTACGCCGGCCCTGTTTCCGAGGTCCTGCCGCAGGTTCAGGAGCGCATCTGCGCTGCTGCTATCCTTCCCGGCACAGCTCTCGTGGAATCCGGCTCCAGCTTCGCCCAGGCTGGCGCGAACGCTGCAGGCAAAATCTACATCGCGCAGGATAACTACCTCGCGATGAAGGGCGTTGACGACGCATGGCCCGCGAATGACCGCATCGTCGGCATGGAGCCGCTCGATGAGCAGTTCTTCAACGTCCGCGTTCCTACCGGCACCAATATCACCCGCGGCGCCAATCTGACCACCAACGGCTCTGGCAAGTTCGTTCTCGCGACGACTGGTCAGAACGTCAAGATGGTGGCCGAAGAGGCCTACAACAACACGTCTGGCGCAGACCAGCTGGTACGAGCCCGCAAGGCTCAGCCCGGCACGGTCCAGGCATAAGGAGAAGACGACATGCGCTACTTTGACGAACAGCTCGTCGCCAACTCCCGACCGCATGCGGAATGGTGGGCTGACGTGTCCATGAACCGCGAGCACTTCCATCAGGTGGAAGAGCATATGGCATCGCTCTCGAATGCCGCCGCTGTCCTGCCGCGCGATGCGTGGATGGATATCGACAGCATCACCCGCCGCGTTCTTCGCGACGACGAAGGCGAAGTCTACATGCGTGACCTGATGGCCCTGGCTCGCCCGATTAACATCGGCAAGCTGGTCAGCATGACCCGCGTGGCCTCGGATTCCTCCAACCCGGTTATCCGATCCATGTCTGGGCAGGTGCCGGTTCCGATGGATAAGGTCGTCTACGCCTACCGCGGCACGCCGATCCCGATATTCCAGGACGGTTACGGCCGTGAATGGCGTGAATGGAACACCCTCCAGTCGGAAAACTTCGACGCCATCGCTGATGACGAAGAAGCCGCAAACGCCAAGATCAAGAAGGATCAGGCTGATTATGTCCTGAACGGCGATACATCCATCGTCTTCCAAGGATATTCAGGCACTGGCATCCGCAGCAACCCGTTGGCCAAGGCGATCAACATCGGCGCGTCCGGTGCGAACATCGACCTGTCTTCGCCATCGACCACTTCGGATGCGATCGACACGTTCTTCACCCAGACGCTGGGTGCGGTACTCGATGCCAACCTGATCACTGGCAAGGTGAACGTCTACGTCTCGCCTGAGATCGGCCGCAACCTCGACCGCTCTTATTCCGGCGCCAATGGCTTCAAGGGCGGCACGCTGCTGCAGTACCTGTTGACCAACCGCCGGATCAACAAGATCGAGGTCACCTTCAAGCTCTCGGGCAACGAGTTCTTCGGTTTCGTTCCCTCCGCGGAGTTCATTCGCCCGCTGATCGGCATGGCGGTGAACACCACGGCGATGCCGCGTCTGTACCCGACGGCGAACTATCAGTTCCTCAAAATGGGTGCGATGGGCCTTGAAATCCGCGCGGATTACAACGGCAAGAGCGGCGTTTTCTACAGCACCAACACCTGATTATGAGCCTCGCTTTCGGGCGGGGCCAACATCATCAACGGCTGTAAGGAGGCCGAACCAATGAAGATTCGTTTGAAGGCACCGGAAGGGCTGAGCTCCACCGGCATTTACGGTGCAGACGGCAAGGAAATGGAGGTCGGACATGTACTGACCCTCAAGGAGGAGCCGAAGGGCTGGGCCGGTCGCTATGACATCCTCGACGGCGACAGTGCCGACGAAGACAAGGCCGCTATCACCAACCCGGCTGGCCCGAAGGCGCCATTCGTTGCCAAGGACAAGGGCGGCGGCTGGTGGGCCATCTATGACGCCGACGGCAAGGAAGTGAAGTCGCTCCGCAAGGATGACGCGGAAATCTTCAATGCCCTGTCCGACGAAGACAAGGCCGCGCACGTCGCAACCCTGAAGGCGGAGTAACGAGACATGGCAGGCTATGGTGATGATGGCGGGTTCTCCACTTGGCTGGCCGAACACGGCTATACCTTGCCCGTCGATGCGCCAGCGCCTGCCGTTCTCCGCAACCGTGGTAGCCAGTACATCGATGCGGTGTATGGCTCCCGGTTCCTCGGTTCAGTTGTAGACGCCACGCAGGAGCGGCAGTGGCCGCGTGAAGGCGCTATCGTGAATGGCAAGCTGTTGCCTTCCGATGTGGTGCCGGTCGCCGTCATCAACGCCTCGTATCAGGCAGCGTGGCAGGAAGCGACCAGCCCCGGCAGCTTGACGGTGGTAGGCTCAGCATCTGGCGCCGTTGTGCGTGAAAAGGTCGGGTCTCTGGAAGTGCAGTATGCCAATGCCCAAAGCGATGGCACGGCTGTTTCGATCACACCGCTGATTTCCATTGTCGATGGCATGTTGGCGCCTTTCCTGAAGGATGAAGACCTGCAGTACATCGGCATCTGGTCTGTGGGGTGCTGAATGGCAAGCTTCAACTACGCCCGCGCAAGGGCAACGGCTGAACGCCTGATCGCCAAGTTCGGCACGACCGGAGCAATCCGCCGGGCGGTGAAGACCGGGCCAGACTACGATCCAGAGATCACCGAGACGGACTACCCGTGTACGCTGGTCACGCTGGAGTATGACGACGCCAAGGTCGATGGCACGCTGATCCGCAAGACGGACAAAATGATCTATGTTTCGACTGCTGGGCTCAGCATTACGCTGGCCGAGAGCGATAAGGTGGTCGCTGGCGGCGATGTCTACGCCATCGAGAACCTGAAGCCGCTGTCACCGGCTGGTATTGTGGTTTATTACGAGGTCCAAGGCAGGCGATAGAGGCAGGGTAAGATGGCTGAAACGATGATTGAACGAGTGGCTAGGGCAATCTGTGTCGCCTCCGGGCTTGACCCCGATAGGCCATTCTCATCCTCGAACTACAGCAAGGAAACGGAGCCGCAGGAGTTCGCATGGCATGAGTACTTGCCAGAGGCCCGCGCGGCTATCAACGCAATGCGCGAACCCACCCGAGCCATGCATGAGGCCGGTCTGGAGACGACGGGCATGCCGGGCAACACCTTCCGCGACATGATCGACGCGGCCCTCAAGGAATAACCATTGAACGACAACGTGCCGCCATCGATCGCTGCTCGCATCCTCGTGCGTGGCGTGATCATAGGCTTTCTAATCGCATGCGCCGCAAGGCTTGGCTGGGCCGCTGGTGGCTGGATAATCGGGTGAGGCATGAAAACAGAGCACAACGGCGCAAAAAATGGCGACAAACGCGGTAGGCGCCATGAGGTGAAGGCCATCTCAAAGAAAACACGGCGACAAAACGACAAGGCAGAGATCAAGAACCGTTGTCACCGAACGGTTTGACCGATTAAGTACACCATCATCAAGAGCTAGAGGGCCTAATGGCTTTTCCATCAGAAGTGCAGGCCATCCTTGACGCGCTGGAGCCTGAGGTCCGCAAGGCGTTTCTCGACGCTATCGGCCGGATCACCTCCCAGGCGCAATTGCAGACGGTGGTTGGCCACATCCAGAACGGCAACATAGAAGCTGCTGTGGCGGCTCTCCGCGTCGATCCTGTATTCTTCCAGCCGTTGGACCGCGCGCTCTCTGATGCTTACTACAGGGGAGGAGTGGCGGCGCTGGCTGCACTCCCGAAGATACCAGACCCTTTTCGGGCGGTTCAGCGGTTTTTGGCTTCAATGGAAGACATGACCGCGCCGACCTGTGGGCAAGATCACACGTCGCAAACCTCATCACCTCCATTACCGAAGGAGTGAGGCAAGCAGTCCGCGAGACAATCGTGGAAGGCATTTCGCAGAACCGGACACCGCAGGCCATCGCGCTCGATCTGGTGGGGCGGAAAAGCAAGGTCACTGGCCTCCGCGAGAATGGCTTGATCGGCCTTACGCCCGCCCAGGCACAAACGACGCTCAAGATACGCAATGCGCTTCTTACAGGAGACCGTGAGGGGCTTTCTGACTATCTGGGCATGAAGCTCCGCGACAAGCGCTATACGGCTGTTGTTGAGGCTGTGCGGCGGAATGGCTGGGACGCTGCACTTGAGGCTTACAACAAGCGCCGGACGGTCAAGGTCACGAAGGCTGAATTGATCGCCACGCTTATGGCCGATCACAAGTCCCGCGCCTTGCGCTTCCGTGCTGACCTGATTGCGGAGAACGAGACGCTGACGGCCCTCCGGGCGGGCCGACACGAAGGCTATCAGCAGCTCCTCGAAAGCGGCGCGGTATCTGAAGACCAGATTGAGCGGACATGGGACGCCACCGGCGATAAGCGCACGCGCCCCGATCACATGGCGATGGAAGGCCAGAAGGTAACCGGCCTGTCGGCGCCATTTGTGGCCCCAGACGGTTCTCGGCTGATGTTTCCCGGCGACACCTCGCTGGGAGCCTCTGCCAAACAGACCATCAGGTGCCGTTGCATCGAGCGCATCAGGATAAGGTACATCAGGTAATGGTGAAGCAAACCCTCTCTGCATCGGTCCGGCAGTTCGCCAATATGACCAAGATGCAAATGCGGGACGTGTTTGCGGAATCGGTGCAGGATGTCGTTGACGCTGCGCAGCTTCCGCGCGCCAAGGGAGGAAGGATACCGGTCGACACCGGAAACCTTAGGAACAGTCTGGCCAGCGGCTTGAATGGCACCATTGGCGCTCCAGATGCCACCTCCTACGTCGTCACGCTCTCTCAGTTGGAGTTGGGTGATATCGCTCAATTCGCGTGGACGGCTCCGTATGCCCGAAGGATCGAGCTAGGGTTTTCTGGCACGGATAGCTTGGGACGGACCTACGAACAGGCTGGCGCGCACTTCCTCGGCTCAGCAGTCGCACAGTGGCCGCAGTTCGTGACGGCCAACGCAGCAAGGCTGGAAAAATGAACCAGACGAATATCGAGTTGACCCTTGCCGCGGACTTTAACGCCGCAGCGGGCGGGTGGAAGGTTGCCTTCCCGAACATTCCGTTCCGTTCACCCAAGCCTTACGTCCGGTTTGAAATCGTGCGGGTCTCCAATCGGGATGACACCCTTGAGGGACAAGCCCCGATCAGCAAGGGCAGGATTGTGGCTACGGTTGTCACTGAGATCGGCACCAAAAGCAAAGATGCCAATACGAAGGCAGATCAGATCGCGGCTTACTATCCCATGGGGCGGCGCATACCGATCATCAACGGCGAGATCGTCATCATCGCGCCACCGAACATTCAAGAGGGCTTTCCTCAAGACGCGGATTGGCGAACGCCAGTCATCATAGACTACGAAGCTTCCTAACTCTGAAAGGATCAGGGCATGTCTACTTCTGACATCGGCCACACGCTGTTTTTCAAGGCAGGCGCACCAGCCACTTTTGACGAAGCCGGCTATGAGGCGTTGTTCACTACTGGCGCAATCAAGGTCAATGGCATCCAGTCCATCGGGCCCGTTGGCGGCACCAACGCCATCATCGACGTGCCGGATCTGGAAAGCGGCTGGATCATGGGCGCCAAGGGCGCCAAGACCGGCTCGGCAACCGCCATCTCCATGCGCGAAATCAAGGGCGATGCAGGGCAGGCGGCCGTTAAGGCGGCGGCCAAGGAAGGGCCGCATAACCTCTATTCGTTCAAGATCGTGGAGCCTGGCGCCAGCGGCGAAGTCGAATACATCACCGGCATTTGCCACGACTGGCAGCGCAACGAGCGTTCCACCACCAGCTATGCCGGATACACGTTCAGCATCCGTGCGAACTATGACAGCGTTGTTGCAGAGGCTCCCTGATGGATTTCAACCAGTTCGATAGCCGCAAGGCATCTGAGAAACCGCGGTCGCTCCATCTGAAGCACCCTGGTACGGGCAAGCTGCTCTATGACGGCGACAAACCTTGCCGCGTCCTGATCCTCGGCATCGAGGGCGCAACGGGTCAGACATCCATCCTCGAAAGCCAGCGCGCGCGCATGAAGGAGGATCGATCGGCCGGCGAGCCTGTCACCGTCGAAACCATCCATGCCGATCTCGTGAAGGATTTCGCTCCTCTGGTCGTCGGCTTCGAGAACATCAGCCGCGGCAACAAGGCAGCGAAAGCACCTGATGACGTCGAGTGGTTCCTGAACCTTCAGGTCGTCAACGGCAATCGGGCTCAGAAATCCTTTGTCGAGCAGGTGAGGGACTTCGCTACCGACCGTGCGGCTATCCTGGGAAACGAGAACGCCAGCTAGTCTTAGCTGCCCAGCAACTCGGCTGGCTGGCATCTACCATCACCAATGAAAAGATGAGCCGGGGGCAAAAGTACCTCGTCTCAGGCGTCACCCCGCCAATGCCCGATTTGGACGCGGGGGAATACCTGCTCGATGCCCTGAAGGAACTCGGGCCTATCCGATCGAATGGAATGGGCCTCGGCACGCCAGACTGGCAAGAGCTGGTGGCCTTCGCGGCAGCAAATGACCTCGCACTCCAGCCTTGGGAGTTCCGGCTTATTCGGAAGATGGCTTCGGCTTATCTGTCAGGGTTCAACTCAGGCAAGGAGCCGTTGAGCATTCCGCCGTTGGAGCGGGAGGCGCGTTAGTCTTCGTTGCTAACTGGATCGTTTTCGAGTGGCGGCAACCCGGCTTTTCGTTCTTCCTCTCGAATCGTCCTTACAACTTTCTCCGCAATCTTCGCTATTTCATCCATCATATCTGCGCCGTTTCGCACATTGACGATGAGCGGATCGAAGCTTTGTTGAAGTCGCTCAACGATCTCGGATGTCAAAGAACGATTGTTCTCAAAGGCGGCCTCTTCGAGCTTCGCCTTGAGTTCAGCAGGCATGCGGAAATTCACTTGCACATCATTTTTGGCCATGCGGCACCGTTAAAGCAAAATGCTATTGACTGCAATAAAGCATAACGCTATAAAGCATCGTGCTATGACGCATAGGAGGCTATATGACAAAGGCGCAAGACGCCGACAAACTGATGGTCCGCTTGCCTGAAGGCTTGAGGAAAATGATCAAAGTGTCGGCGGCAGAGAACGAGAGAACAATGAATGCAGAGGTGATCTTTCACCTAAAGCGCGCTTACGGCGTGACCGAAAACGAAAAGAGCGGGACACCGGCCTGAGAAACCGTCCCGCTCTTTGAGGCATAATCAACAATCTGAGGATCATCGACATGCAGACAAGTCATGATAACACTGGTGCGCCGAAAAAATCAACATCTCGCAGAACCTTCATTAAGGGCGGCCTCGTCGTCGCTGCATGCTCACCGGCACTCGCCATCGCTCCTGAAAATCCTCTGCCGGAAGTCGTGGAGCTTCCCGTGGACAAGGTTCACCGCATTGCCGAGGAATTGGCTCACGCTCTGGACGAGTGGAATGCAGCCACGAACGTGAAGTTCACGGCCCAGGTAGCGCCAGCATCTTCCGGGCTCGGCATCTACTTCCGCAATGAGCGGTTAGGGTTCGCCTGAAATCCGAAAATCTGAATACCCTTGGCCAAAGGGGAAGCGCGGACACTGAGACCTCCTTCGGTGCTTGGTTCCGTGAGAACGGACCAGTGCGCTTCTGGCTTGGCCGGCCGAGCGCCGAAGGAGACCAAATGGTTATTGAATTTCAAAAAGCGGAGGATGTGAAACCGGCGGATTTCAAGCCGCACCCGTTGGCTGACTTGTTTCCGATGATGGACGATGATGCGTTTCTCGACTTTGCGCAGGACATTGAAAAAAACGGCCAGCGCGAGCCGATCATCATCTACGAGAACAAAATCCTTGATGGCCGGAACCGTTACAAGGCCTGCCAGATGCTCGGTTTCTCGCCGCGCTTCAAGGAGTACAACGGCAATGATGCGCTTGGATTTGTCATCAGCCTGAACTTGAAACGACGGCATCTGACGGAAAGTCAGCGGTCAATGGTCGCGAGCAAACTCGAAACCATGAAACATGGCAGGCCGGGAAAAGATGCAAATTTGCATGTTTCTCGCGACGACGCGGCCAAAATGCTCAACGTATCTCCGCGCAGCGTTGCCACAGCCAAGCAGGTTCAAAAGACCGGCGTTCCTGAATTGGTGAAGGCAGTAGAGGAGGGGGCCGTATCGGTTTCCGCCGCCGCCGTCATCGCTAAGGAAACGCCGGAGGTACAGCGATACGTCGTAACGCCATCTCAGGAGAAGGAGTTATCGACGGCTCTGAAGCGCTTGGAGAACGCAAAGGCTCAAGATGCTCAAGCCGACAAGTTTGTGCCGGTTGATCCTCTCAGCGAGGACGAGAAAGCCGAACGCGAGCGCATCTTCGGCACTCGTGAGGTCCGCAGCTTTCTATCTAAGGTTCTGACCACATCGGAGCTTGTCCCAACACTGCCGTCGCCTGAGGAACTGGCACGATCCGTTCCAGCGGCAATGGAAAATATTATCACTGACAACATCAACGCTATGCGGGAGGTGTCGAAGTGGTTCGACGCTTTCGCTACGGCATGGCAGGCCAAGGAGTAAGCGGAATGTCGAATTTCACTGATATCGTTGATAAGGAAGTTCTTGCTGAGCTTGAGAAACCAAAGGTTCGCAGCAAGGGTTTCATCCAGTCACAGTTGGCGCGGGCCATTTGGGATCAGATCGATGACGATCAGAAATTCCAGGTCGGCCATCCCCAACTGATCCGGGCCATCAATCGTTCTGCCAAAAAGCATATGAAAAGCGCTTTGGCAAAGTACGAGACTGCCGAGTATCAGCTTCCGTTCAACATCGACGGCGCTATTTCCATCCCAGATGGGGAGACGCAGACGATCCGGATCACTGAAACGCTGTCGCAAGACGATTGGGATCGAGCCTTCGATGAAAGGCGAAAGCAGCACGAAGCTTATGGCAATGCTCTTGAAGAGTACGCCAACGCCAACAGAATGTTGAAACCGATATGGCAGAAACATCCGAAGTGGACAGTCGGGCAGTGCATTCGGCAAATCGTGAAAGATGCCTCGAAGAGGGGCCGCTGATGAGCAACGACAACAAAACGGCGATGGTCTATCTGCCTGATGGTTTCGACACTGATAGTCTTCCATTAGGAACCTACCAAGGCGTGCTTTGCCCGATTGACGAAGCCATCCTCACGAGTGCCACAGAAACACTGAAGATGCTCGTGAGTGGCTTTGCGAAAGAGGCAGAGTGGTTCGAAGCCGAGATAAAGGACGCCGTGGATACATGGGGTCCGGTTTCGGAAGATGAGCCCTGCTATGTCCTAACATGCGTTCCCGAGCAAGCCGATCGGCACAGAGAAAATTTGCGCAGAGGTGCCGATCTTCTTTCTACGATGATCGAGCAGCTTGGTTTGATCGGAACGGAATTCATTATCGACGGCAAGAAGCCGAAGATGAACTAGATCGAGGCGGCTCCGGCCGCCTCAACTGTTTTAGGAGATGGATATTGCCCCTAGCAAAAGAAATCTGGATCGAGAAGATCAGACCCGGCGAGGAGGCTTCCATTGTCGCGTCGTTTGATCTTCATGAGCAGGCACAAGGCGATCCAACAGGTGGTGGAAAGCCTTTCGCTATGCCCATTCAGGGTATCGGTGAAGTCTGGTTTCAGTTCGTCTGCTGCATCAAAGGCCAAGCCATTTACTCAGGGATTCTGCCAAATCTGGAAGCTGGTCAAGGCCAGAGTCCAGAGCCCGCTCAGCTAATTTACCGAGAACTTCTGCGGGCGCCGCTTTGATCTTGGCTATCAATGACGCCTTCACGGTCTCGTCAGCGGCGGAATCCCTAACCTTCTGAATGAGGAGTGCCTTTATAGTCTCCTCATGAAGCTTGACTGTCACAACACCAAGGATAGCGGATAAACCGCCGTCGTCAGTGATGAAATCAATGCCCTTCGCCGTGATCTGTGGGTTTATGACGTGGATTTCTCCATCCATAAACGTTTGCCACTTCGCGGTCGCAAGTCCGTGCTCGCACAGGTAATAAAGGTTGTACTTTACCTGCCGCTCATCCCGGCCCTGATAAAAATCGCGTATGTCTGCGGATCGCGGATAAACTTCCGACAGCCCCTGCAAAATCTCACGTTGAAAGTTACGGTCGAGCAACTCCATGCATTCCCCCTTCTGGCTTGGCGCTAGAAAAGGAGCACGGACGCAATCGGGAGTCGAGTCTTAGTCTAGAAGACCGTTAGCAACACACCACTTTCGGTTACGATCTTCTCGTTCTGTAAGGTTCGGACCGAACGGCTCCTTGCAGCGTTCTCGCATGATCTCTTCGTCTTTGGCTTGCAGGGCTTGAAAGCCTTGTTCAGCCTTTTGCCTCTCAGTAAGCGGCTCTTGGCCGATAAGCGCCCAGGCCCCGATGGCGGCCAAAATTGCAGCGCCGCATAGGCCTGCTGCTACCGTCTTCGTCTTTGTATCCATATTCCCCTCCGGTGCGGCTCAAATTCTGCCCACAAGACAGGTAAAACCGAATGGCTGATTTCGCAACGCTAGTCCTTGCTGCGGACTCCCGTAGTCTCAAGGCCGGGGAACGGGATCTAGATAGCATCGGATCGACTGCTGAGCGCACGGAGCGCCGCGTCAACAAAGCCACCGATAACATGGCTAAGGGGTTCACGGCTGTTGGAAGGCAGTCAACTTACGCCAACGGCCAGATGCGCGCGACTTCGATGCAACTCAGCCAGGTCGCGCAACAAGCGTCCGTCACGGGCGACTGGCTGCAAGCCATTGCGGTTCAGTTGCCGGACTTGGCTTTGGCTCTCGGACCTGTCGGCATTCTTGCTGGCGCCGCAGCGGGTGCGCTCCTGCCACTGGTTGCAAATCTGGCAATGACCCAGGAAGAGGCCGCTGATCTAGCTGAGAAAATCAAGGCTCTTGAAGCCGCCACGCAAGCTTACGAAGAGGCGGTTTCGAACGCATCGCTTTCAGCGAAGGATCTTGTTGATCGGTTTGGAGAACAGGCAGAGGGTGCGCAACGCGCATATCAAGCACTTCGGCAGCTTCGTGAACTGGAATATGGCGACAAGCTGCGTCAGGCCAGCGATGCTATCCAAGCTAGTCTGCAGGACATTGAGGCTTCGGTAGACCGGTTTCAGACCGCAACTCTGAATTTCCTTCCGCGGGAAGCAATCATGGCTGCGCAGCAGGAAACTCAGTATCTTGCCCGCGAATTTGGCCTGACAGCAATTCAGGCCCATGAGATCACGAATGCCTTGAACGAACTTGAAAGGGCAAACGGCCCGCGCGCGGTGGCCGACGCTGCCCTGAACCTCTCAAACATGCTGAAGGACGCAGCGGACGAGGGCGCTAAACTCCCTCCTTCTCTGCGAGACGTTCAGAAAGAGGCATTGAGGACATACCTTGAGGCTTCTCGATTTGAAAAACTGCTGGGCACTGCGAATGATACTGCAGCGACCTTGGCCGGTACGATGGGTTCGGTGGCAAATGAGGCGAACAGGGCGGCCAACAACATCGCAGCGGCAATCGACGCTCAACGCACGAAGGCAGTCATAGACCAGCTCGGTCCTCTCAACACGCTAAACGCTTTTGAGCGCACGCCTTTCCAAGATGAAATGCAGCTTCAGAACGAGCGAGCCAATAACACCAAAAGCCTTTACCAGCTGGTAGCAGAGCGTGAAGCAAAGCGAAACAGCCGGAGCGCTAACAGCGAGGCTAAGAGATACGAGCGCGAACGTCAGGCAGTCTCAGACCTCATTGACGAGCTGAAGGAAGAACTGAGCCTCGTCGGGGCCACGGAAACAGCCAAGCGATCGGCCGCTGCCATTCGCCAGGCAGGAGCCGCGGCAACCGATCAGGAAAGGGAGGCGATTGCCAGCCTCATCACTCAGATCGACGCCGAGCAAGAGGCCCGTGACCGCCAGATCGATACTATGGAAGAGTACAAGGATAGTGTCGGTAGTGTTCTCGATGACATCCGCTCGGCCATGGACGATGGCAAAATCACTTGGGACGAGTGGGCCGATATCGCGCTTAATGCCCTCGATAAGGTGATCAGCCGCATTCAGGACGATTTGCTCGACGCAATCTTTTCCGTCAACAAGTCGACTAGCGGCGGGGGCGGTGGCGGTCTTTTTAGCAGCTTGTTCAGCAGCATCTTTGGCGGCGGCACAGGTGGCTTTGCAAAGCTTCCTTCTGTCGGTCCCGTTCCGATTGCGCGACCGAGCTTCGATGGCGGTGGTTACACAGGTTCCGGCGCGCGCGCGGGTGGCCTCGATGGCAAGGGTGGCTTCTGGGCGATGATGCACCCCGATGAAACTGTTATCGACCACACCAAGGGGCAGTCTGCGACAAGCCAACTTGGTGGCACGTCGGAGGTACTGGTGAGCCTTTCACCCGAACTTGTGGGCCAAATCCTCGAGCAGGCGCAGGGACAGACGGTGAAGATCGTTTCCCAGAACAACAAGAACCAGCGTAACCTCTATCAGAACGGACAGGCGCAAGATGGCTGATCCTATTTCGCTCCCGGTTATTCCTTGGAGCCAGGTCGATTTCACGCCAGTAAGCCCTGTTTCTGCAAATAGGATGGAGGGGCGAAGGACGGAAGTTCAGGCGTTCGGAACGCCTTACTGGACGGCAAAGTTTTCGACGGGAACTCTTCTGCCGAAGCAGTCTGGCCTATTCGACGCCTTTATGATGAAGGCTGACGCCAGAGGCACGACGTTTCTGGGGTATGACGTTTGGCGCCCTCGACCAATCGCGATGGATACGGGCGCGCCACTATCAGGCACGAAGGCCGGCGGCGGGGCGTTCAACGGCCAGGTGTTCTTTCAGTCCGTGAGTGCAAACACCCTTTATCTCGGCGGCCTGCCGGCGGGATTCGTGTTCTCCCCCGGAGATTATATCGAGGTCAGGAAAACCGTCCTCATCAGGTCGCTGCATCGGATCGTAGAGCCTACGGTAGCCGATGCAAATGGCTTCGCGGCTGTTCAGATCATGTATGCGCTCGATACCCAGAATTTCCCATCGACATGCACGGGCCACCTCGAAAAGCCAGCGTGCCTGATGATGATTGATCCCGGCAGCGCTCAGGCTCCAAAGTCGCTCGGGAGCCGGGAAACATCATTCACCGCAACTGAGGTTTTCCACTCATGAGCCTTGATCCCGTTGTCGCAGCGCAGATTGAAAAGGGCCGCATTGCGCGTCTCGATCTGATCCGCTTCGACCTTCCCGGCAAAACGGTTGGTTACCATCGCGGCGGCCGACCTTACGTTTACAACGGTCTTACCTACCTGCCTAATAGGTTCTTGGACATCGGCAGTATGACGTCTGCGGTGGGAACGGCTGTCACGACGCGCACCATCACGTTCTCGGATATCCCGGTGACCGATCCAGACGACGCGGTCGCGAAGATCGAGGAGTTCGACTACCAGAACTCGCCGGTCATCATCGCTCACCTCTGCGGTGTGCCGAACACAAACGAGGTTTTGGGCATCCTCGCATCGTCCATCTATGAGATCGACCAAGTGCGCTACAACAAAGGTGCTGTCTCCGGTTCTGAGCGCACTTTGACTATGGAAATCGATCTGCAGCCGCCGGGGCGCTCTGCACGCGGCTCCACCGGCGTCAAGCGCTCCATTGCAGAACAGCAATTCGACAACAGCCCTACAGACACCGGCCTCGAATATGTGGCCACCAACGCCAGCATTCCCGAGGAATGGGGCCAACGGCAAGGTTGAGGAGAAAGCGCATGATCTTTCATCACAAGCAGGCAGAGCATGTTTCCGTCGGTGTCTTCAAGGACCACGAAGGACAGCCATTGGTCACCGTCGATGGCATCAATGCAGGCACAGTCGACTACATCGAAGAGATGATCAGGAATTTCCGTCGTCAGCAGGCTGAGACTATTTCTGACCCCAATCAGATTAAGGCTCCCTTCGTTATCTCAGACGGCGTCCTCCATATTGACGAAGTCAGAGTGCAGAACCTGAGCGAGATTACGGCTGTTCTGCGCAACGTTCAGATCACCGAAGCCGTCATCGGTCCCGGTCGGTAAGCACTCATGAACCGTTTCCGAATTGTCGAAGCTACGCTCACCGCGGAGCTTGCGAAGCCGTATGCCTATGGCACAGCGGATTGCTTCTTCTTGGGCTGCGCGATGATTGACGCTCTCACAGGGGCTGAGACGGCGAAGAAGTATCTCGGCTCCTACAAGACCCTCGCAGGCGCTCAGAGAGCGCTCAGGAAGCGCAAACACAAGTCTCTGGTGACATTCTTCGAGGCCGAGCTTGAACAAGCTCCTAAGGGGGCCGGTGAGGCGCGGCTGGGCGATCTCGTCATTCTCCGCCTCGCTGATGGCGCCGAGCATGTCGGAATCTGCCTCGGAACTCGCTTCGTCACAAAAGCACCGGACGGCCGGCAGGATTACGGCCTCGGGGAAGTTATCGCCGCCTTTCACATCGGATAATCGTCAATGGCTATTTTTTCACTGATCGGCGGCGCCATTGCCGGCGCGCTGTTCGGCGGCTCTGTGCTGGCCGCGACCCTGATCAGCGGAGCCCTTGCCTTCGGCGCAAGTCTTGCCCTCAGCTATCTTAAGAGGCCAAAGAAGCGTTCGTATACCGCCGTCCAAGGTGAAACACAGTATGGCGGCGATATCGACGTTCAGACGCTCTACGGCCACGGCAAGACCAAAGGCCAGCGGACCTATTACGCAAAGTGGGGGCAGGGCAACAAGTACAATGCCGAGGTGTTTGTGCTGGCCAACGGCTGGTGCGATGGTCTCTTCGATTATTGCTTCGTCTATGGTGAGCGCCGCGCGCTGATCCAGGTTGGCAACGTAGGCGGTGAGGCTGCGCATTATCGCGTTGACGGCTTCAGCGACAAGATTTCGATCCGCTTCTACGATGGCCGCCCGGGTCAGCCGGTTGACGCCAAGCTCGTTGCTGACACCGCGTCTCTCGGCAACACTTGGAAGAGCACGAGCGTCAATGCTGGCCAGTGCTATGTGATTGTCGAGCGACTTTATGACAGCGCATTGTTCGAGAAAGGCAAGCCCGATTTCGAATTCGTCATGCGTGGTCTCCGCGAGTATGACCCGCGAAAGGATTCGACGGTTGCCGGCGGCTCTGGCCCGCAGCGCATCAACGATCCCGCTACGTGGGTCTTTACCCGCAACCCGGCTGTGCACCGGCTGAACTATCAGCTTGGCCTCAGGGCGCTGAACTCAGGCCGCACGCTGATTGGTGAAGGCAAGTCGCTCGGTCAACTCGACCTGGCGACCTACTTCGTCGCCATGAATGTCTGCGACACCATCAAGGCGGGGAAGCCAACGTATGAATGCGGCCTCTGGGTAACCGGCGCTGACGACCACACGGAAATCCTCAAGGAGTTTGAGGACGCTATGGCAGGCTACGGCCTTAACCGTCGTGGCCTGTCTGGCGTCATCGCTGGTGCGCCTCAGATTCCTGTTCTTGAAATTACAAAGGATGATCTCGATACCGGCCGGTCGAGCGAATTCCAGTTCAAGAAGTCTGCTTTCGAGCGGTATAACCATCTATCCGGTCAGTTCCTGTCGATCGAGGACAATTGGAACCCGCAGAGCCTCAAGCCTGTCTATTCGAATGCCGATGTGGCAGCCGACGGTCGTAATCGGCAGACCAGCAACGATTTCCTTCAGGTCACCGACCCGGATATCGCGCAATACCTTCTGACCATTCGCTATCGTCAGAACCGCATGGGCGGCACGGCTACCTTGCCTGTCAGCCTGCGCGTTGGCCTGAAGGTGCAGGAAGGTGAGTGGGTTGTCTGTAACGGTCGCACTTGGATGATCTCAGATTGGCTGTGCGACGAGAGTTTTAACGTCACGTTGAAGCTTTCCGAGACCAGCGCCGATATCTACGACGATGGAGACATTGACCCCGGTCCGGTGGTCATCCCGCCAACGCCGCCGATCAATCCGTCTGTCCTGACAACCGTGCAAGACTTCGCGGTTGAAACCGGAATGATCGAGGGTGCAGAAGGGTTTCAAACCCCGGTGCTGCGTTTCTCGTGGGATCCGCCCGATGACCCGACCATCGTAGAAGTCATATTCGAGTATCGGATAAGCGGCCAGACAACGGTCTACACCGACGTCTACACCTGCAAGGTTCCGGAAGTCGTAAACGAGTTTGGGCGCGTAGAGTACCAGACGTCCAAGGATGTGATCTCGGGCGTTTTCTATAACGCTCGCGCCACGATCCGCACGGTTCCTGATCGGTTCAAGACCTACACGCCGTGGGTTACCTCGGCCAACGTCACAGGCAATCAGACGGTGTTCGCAGAGGTCGATCTGTCGAATATTGAAGATGCCCTTGGCTGGCTCCGCAACAGCACCAGAACCGCACAGGACGCCATAGACGGCCTGATAGCGGGTATGATGGAGCTTTCTGTTGTCGCCTACAAAGATACTCGTAGTGCAGTCTATGAACTATCGGTTGAGCTTGGCGCTGCGAGAGCGTCATTCACTCAAGACCTCCAGCTTGCTGTAAGCGAGACCCAGGCAGTAGCAGGAAGGGTAGAAACCCTCACGGCGGCGTTGGGCGGCAACACGGCGTCGATCAACATCGCTTGGGCTGCAGTTGCCGCTCCGTCTGGCTATGCGGCCAGATATGGCATCACCGCAGCCGTCAACGATGAGAACTATAGGTCGGCATCGTTCCTCATGGACGTGCCGTCGAACCCGTCGAGTCCGACACGCATCATCATGAAGGCCGGTCAGGTCGTCATGGTCAGCGATGATGACGCCACGATAAAGCGGCCGTTCGTTTTCCAGTCCGGTGTCCTCTATCTCGATGAGGTGAGGGTCAACCAGTTGTCGGCCCTGTCTGGTGTGCTGGGCAATGTCGATATATCGAACGCTTACATCGGCACATTGACTGTCGGCACCTCGAATATCGATCCCGGCGCAATCACCGCGGCCGAGTCCGGTATTCTTCCCGGAAACGGGTCCGTCGATATCACTCTGACACATGGCGCAGGCTCCCCGCGTGTTCAGGTGGATGTGGTCGGCAAGGTGTTTTCTGGAACGTCGACCGATCAGCAGTACGTGAGTTTCACTCTGCGAAACGTCACCGACAACGCCGACATCGAAACCTTCCTGGTGTTCTCGAAAACGACACCGGCGGCGGGCGCTGCAAGGCTCCTCGGCGCCACGACGTACCTGTTCAACCCGCCCAGCGGCAGAACACAGACAACGTTCAGGCTGACCGCAACGCCGCAGGGAGCAACCCCTGTCAACTCCACAATCGTTGCTCAAGCATTCAAGAGGTAATCCATGACAGCCGGAAATCAGATGCAGGTTGACGCCTCCGTCATCCTGCATGAGGCAGAACTGCGCGAAACTTTCCTGAAGAACCGAACGCTTCTGCTCTCCCAACAGGTCCTGATGCAAAAGCAGGAAAACCAGATCCTCCTCGACAAGATCAACGGACTTGAAGCCGATCTGCGCCTTGCGAAAGGCGAAGGCGATTCCGCCGGTAACGGTAACGGAGCATCCGAATAATGGCTAACACCACTTGGTACGGCGACGGTACGGCAACCGTCGCTGTCGGCTCTCGCACTGTCACCGGCACGGACACCGGCTGGCTGACGGACGTTGCTGGCCTGACCCCGATCAAGGTTGGTGACAAGTTCGGCATACACGTCGGCCGCCCGATCGTCATCGAGCAGATCATCAGCGACACGGAATTGCTGCTTGCCGATGATTGGCCCGGTCCCGCGCAGACAGACGCGCCTTACAAAGTCGAGCTGACGTCGCCCACGATTGCGGCAGTCGAGGCCATGCGCCGGCTGCTGGCTTCGTTGTCGAATGGCAATCTCGACAGCCTGGCAGAGATCACCATCGGAACGGATGACATTCCGATCGGTATTGGGCCGGGGGTGTTTGGGACGATTAGCAAGGCCAGCCTGTCTGGTATAACAGCTTCGCTCGCGGCACTCGGCGCGCTTACACCTGCCGCAAACAAAGTCCCGTACTTCACCGGGGCAGACAGCGCTGGCCTGACAGACCTATCAGCTTTCGCGCGCACAATCCTCGATGACGTCAACGGCGCGGCAATGTTCGCGACCATGGGGGCCGCCCATATTGGCGCATCTCCGGGTTACGTTAAACTGCCGAATGGGATCATCATTCAATGGGGACGTTCATTCGTCGCGTCGGATATTGCGATAACGTTGCCTATAGCGTTCCCGACAGGCGTTTTCCTGAAACATGCAGTTTGCGAGCTTGCCTATACGCCGACGGCAACGCGCGTTGTGACTATAGACAACGTAGCCACACTCAACAGCATCACTGTGCGATTCAGAGACGTTGTTAATGGCGGGGCTGTGTCGGCGCCTACCAACGGTACCGTCGGCTGGCTGGCTATAGGGGTTTGAGCATGAAGAAGTTTGCATTGTTCGATGAGAACGGGCTTCCGATCTCTTTTTATTCCTCGGAAATTCATGGCGAAAACGTGCCCGAGGATGCTGTCGAAATCACTGTGGCGCAGTGGCGAGACTTTATCGAGAACCCCGACCTGCGGAAGTGGATTGACGGCGAAGTCGTTGCTGTAGAGCCGTCGCAGCCGGTGGCCACAGTCACCGACTACGAGAACGCCATTCAGAACCTTGTCGACAGCACGGCGCGCGAGCGCCAGTTCCGAGACGGCGTAACGCTGGCGTCCTACATCGGTTCTACAAAGCCGAAGTGGGCGGCGGAGGCTCAAGCTTTCGTCGCGTGGCGCGATAACGTCTGGTTCTACGCTTACGGCGAATTGGCCAAGGTTCAGGCGGGCCAGCGTGAGCAGCCGACCGTCGAGCAGTTCCTTACGGAAATCGCGCCCATCGCTTGGCCGGTAGCGTAACCCACCACCCATAACCCACGATCAGGACATCGCTATGAACTTTGAACAGTGGCTGCAAAGCCGGCTGACGGCACACGGCTATCCGGTTGGCGTAATAGACGGAAAGCTTGGGCCTATCTCTGTGGCCGCTCTCAAAGCATTCCAGAGCGCGAAGGGCATCCCGGCCAGCGGTATTGCCAATGAAGCGACAGTTGGCGCTCTGCGCCTCTCTGCGACCGCGTCGGTGCCTGCTATCCCCGAGCGTGCGCAGGTCCCGGAGAAGGAAACGTTCCAGCCATCGAAAACGGTGTGGCCTCGTCAGGCTGATGTCCCGGCATTCTTCGGCGCCGTAGGCCAGAACCAGACCAGTATCGAAATCCCTTTTGACATGTGGCTGGCATGGGACAAGGGCACCCGGATCAAGAAGATCACGGTCCACAAGCGGGTTGCCGAATCCGCCGAGCGCGCTTTCCAGAAGATTGCCGGCACCTATTCCGCGGCCGAGCGCAAGAACATCGGCATCGACCTGTTCGGCGGATCTCTCAACGTCCGCAAGATGCGCGGCGGCTCCAGCTACTCGATGCACAGCTGGGGCATTGCGATCGACTTCGATCCCGAGCGCAACCAACTGAAATGGGGCCGAGACAAAGCACGCCTTGCAAAGCCAGACGCCGTTTCCTTCTGGGTGGCGTGGGAAAGTGAAGGCTGGCTGTCACTCGGCCGCGCGCGCAACATGGACTTTATGCATGTTCAAGCTGCACGATTGTAGCGACCAACAGGAGGCCCGAGGTGCTTCCAACTTCTTGCGCATTTGATGTCGCTGATGGTCGGGACTGTTACCCCGAAGGCAGTGGCAATCTCGGCGTAAGGTCTCGGGTCTGACCGTATAGCGATCGCCTCTCTTTCAGAGAGCTTATGCCTGCCGTGAATATCACCCTTGTCCTGCCTGTTCTTGCGAACCTTGTCAGTCATGTTCGTTCGTTGATCACCAAGGAATAGATGATCTGGATTGACGCAAACTGGGTTGTCGCATTTGTGAAGGACGTGGGTTTCTCTGGTGAGGGGCTCTTTTCGATAAATCGACCAAGCTAACCGGTGTGCACGCTCCTGCACAACACCTAGTGGTCTCATCGTGAAGCAACCATAACCGCCACGTAGCTTGAAAATTGGGCCAGTCCACAGCCAGCAACCACAGTTTGGCTCGGGAGAAACGTGAAACTCAAAAGCGTCCTCTAAGGACGCGGCTTCGGGTCTTTTGCTCATAGCCCATAGTGCAAGTGCCAATATCATAATTCAACAAAATTCTCATCAAAGGACCGATCATGTTCAAGTCTCTGCTCATTGTGGCGGTGGCAGCATTTGGCCTGTCTGCTTGCCAATCCACCGGATCGATCGATACCGGCATTCGCAACAGCCTGCCGCAGGTATGTGCCGCCGGCGAAACCGCCTTTGCCGTGCTTCAGCCATTCATCGTGGCCGACAAGCTCAAGCCGAAGACCGCAGCAGCCGCTCAGGCGGCCTACCAGAGCCTTCAGGCGCTGTGCGCGAACAAAGACACCGCAACGCTTGCATCCACGCTGGTGGCGGCTTCTAGCGCCTATCTGACGATCAGCATCGCTGTACGCGAAGCTCAGAAGGTGGGAGGCTGATCATGCGACCTATTCATTGGATCATCGCCTCCATTCTGGCGCTCGTGTGCTTCCTCGCATTCTTCGTGACGAATGTGTCAGCGCAGGACGCCGTGCCAGCCATTGCGCCTTCCTCGTGGCTCTATGAAGTGTGGACTATCGTGCAGCCCATCGTGGTGCTGCTGGTGTCGACGGTCGGCCCCGTGCTGGTGACGTGGATCGCCGCTCGGCTGATTGCCCTTCTGAAAGTGACGGACGAAAAGCAGCGGGTTGAGATCGAAGCGAAGCTTCGTGAAGCGCTTCACCAGTCGGCAGCCAACGCCATCCGGTTTGCCTTGAGCAAGGCGGGCCTGCCCAACGTCGGCGGCGTCATCAATGACACGATTCTGACAGAAGCTTCGAAATATGTGATCGAGAAGAACCCAGAAGCTCTCCAGAAGCTCGGCGTCGACGCCAAGGGTCTTGAGGAAATCATTCTCTCGAAACTCCCTGACCTGATCAGGCAGACCGAGAAACCGTTTTAAAAGGAGGGCGGATATGCCTGATCCTGTTCAGCTGTCCGCCTTCGACAAGCTTCTGGACTATGGCGTCCTCGGGATAGCGATTGTCTTCCTGATCGGCGCGGTGATGTGGCTGACGAAGAAGCTATTCGCAACCCAAGACCAGGTACTGGCAGCCAAGGAAGCCCATAAGGACGACGCGATCAAATTCGCAACCATGACGGAAGTCCTTAAAAACCAGATGCAGACCCAAGCCGAACTCATGAAGATGACGCTTGAGACCCTGCAGGATAGGGGGCGTACATGAAGCTGAAAACCTTCATCCGCCGCATGAGTGGGAATTACCGGCCAAATCGGCACGCACAACTCGACAGTGAGATCAGCGAGGCGCGGGAAAGCTTGCGTCTCAATTCAATCGCCGTCGAATCGGGGGCACGAGCCATAGACAGAATGAAGTCCGACGTTCTGGCGAATATGACCGGGATGTTGCGGATGGTGCAGAGGGCTGATCAGAACAATGAATAATCCGCTTCTTTTGTGGACGGTGGCCGCGAACATCCTCTATTGGACCGTTGGCTTTGCGAGCCCGAACCCTTTCATCTCCAGCGCTTCTTCGCTCTTTCTGCTGGTTTCCAGCGCGATCATGTTCCTGCGCTACTTCCCCACTGCCTATGACGTTCTCATCCATCAGCAGAGAGATACGGGGCAGGGTGGAGAAGGTAGCCATGTCGGGGTCTATGGAGCGACACTGATCGCCGCGGGCTCCTGCTATGTGGGGCTGTTCGGCTTCCTGTGGGTTCTTGCTGGCCAGCCTCAGGAATGGCTCGGCACTGCCTATTCTGGTTACGGCCGGGCAGTCTCGGGCGCGGGGTTCGTGCTTATGGCGTTCAGCCCGACGATTGCGAGCGGCACGTTTCGGCCGGCCAACATCCTGATGATCATCATGTTGATTGTCGGGATCGCCGTTGCGTCGTTCTTCGTGGGCCGGATCACCCAGCCAGAGCAGGCATCATACTGGCTCAGCATCAAAGGGAGGCTGGTCAATCGGCCGATCTGCCCTGAAGACGAACCTGTGTTTGGAACCGATCGCCGGATCTACCATACACTGGAAAGCCCATACCGCGGCATGGTGATTCCGTCGTGGTGCTTCTCATCTTCTCAGGAAGCAGAGACAAAAGGCTTCCGGGCGCCGAAAGGATTGGCCGCCAATTGAAGGCGGTCAGCTTGCCTTGAACATATCCCGCTGCGGGTAATGCTCCGGGCACCACCAGTTCGGCTTCTCAACCTTCGACCGGCTAAAACCCCAGCCGCCCCAACGCTTACACCCCGGGTGCTCGCACCAGTGGTTCTCGTGGATGCCGTCGCCGGCCTTGCTGGTCTGGTCGCTCATTGATGAATATCCAGTTCCCGCAGCTTCCAGCCTCCCGGAGGTGGAGAAGCCTGCAGCTTGGTGGCGCGCTGTGTGAGCTTTGCTGAGGCGATAATCTTTGCCTCACGTTTCGACGTCGCTTGAACGTTGATGACCCACCGGCCGGACTGAAACCGATATGTCTTCGGCTTAGCGCTTTCGACAAACTGACATCCCGCGACAAACGCAAGGCGCATCTTGGCTTTGTCCTGCTCGGTTGCTCCCCTCACAGTCTCCCACCATTTCTCAAAATTTTTATCGATCTCACTCTTGAGCAT